GTGAGGATGGTGTAATCATTCACACAGAGGCAATCGAGATCGAGGTACAGCCTGCTTCTGAGGTTTTCGATCTTGAAAAGCATGATCGTTTAAAGCAAGAGCGTAAAGATATTGATCAATTCATAGAGACCCTTTCTAGGTCTGCGTCCGTGAACGAAGAAGATAACATCCAAGCTGCTATAGAAGGTTTGGATGAATTCGATCACGAGGTAAAGAGTCGGGCGTTGCATTACCTTGAAAAAGCAGCGTCAGGATAGAGTATGAAGAAACGGCAGTACTGGTTATCGTGGTCGGGTTTTGCTACCTACCAAGAGTGTCCCAAAAAATACCGCTTGAAGAAGGTAGATAAGGCGGATCCCCCGGAGCCCGACTCTAAGCATAATGCTGTGGTCGGGTCTGTAGTGCAGCGAGTCTACGAAGATTTTTATAATGACGAGCTGTGGAGACTGGGTAGTCGTACTTCGGATAAGCTGATGGAGCTTACTCCTAAGTATTTCTATGAGTTTCTAGACAAGGAACATGTAGATTTCGATCATATATCCTGTCGAGTTACCCCGCTAGATCTTCTTAATACTTGTCAGGAAATTGTGCCGCAGATCTTGGAAGGGATCAAAAGGGAAAAGTTGCTTGGTCCTTACGCTCGATCAGAGGTAAAGCTCCGTGCTCATTTGCAGGGTAGCTATTTCCTCTTTGGTCTTGCAGACTTTATCATCCGGCGCGAGAGTGGCGAGTTACTTCTCCTAGATGGTAAGTCTTCTAAGCACCGGGAGAAGTATGTTGACGAAAGACAGCTTCTGTTTTACGCCTTGGCTTTTAAGCTCATTCACGGTAAGTTACCTCATCGTTTGGGATTCTATTATTATCGTTTTGCCGAAGATTCCGAAAAGGCATTTGATTGGAGCAAGCCTGATCTCCAAAAAATAGAAGAGTTACGACAGGATTTGGTAGAGGCGTTTACCAACATACAGAAAATGAGGTTCAAAGCTACACCAAGTTCACAGGCATGTAAGTACTGCCCGTGGGAGACTGTATGTGAGGAGCGGCAAAAGGAAAAAGCTATTCGCCGGGAGAAGCGGAGGTGGAAGCGTGTAGAGAGGGGAGAGGAGGTTTTACCTTCACTCTCGCAATCTAACACAGGATCTGCTATGATAGGCTTTGGAGGCCATTTTGAGCAGCTTGACGACGAAGAATAATACAGGAGGTTTACCATGAGTACTGAAGATTTTGAAACCCGTATAAAGACCATTAAATCTCGCCGGGAACAGGTCGTAAACAAAAAGGCAGAGAAGGTAGCTCGTTTGAAGAGCGCACAAGAGGAGCTTAAAGCCTTGAAAGAGGAGGCAACTGAGAAGGGGTATGAGTTAAAAGAGATCCCTGAACTCCTACCTCAGAAAAGAAAAGAGCTAAATGGTAAGATAGCGTTACTGGAAGCCGCTCTAGATGAGGCGGAAGAGAAATTGGCCCAGTACGATTGAAATAATTAGGCCCCGGCCTACACGAACACAGGACATACTATGCGATTTAGCATTCAGAAAGATCTACTCAAAAGCGCAATGGACGTAGCCATTTTGGCAGTGGATAAAAAAGAGCAGGATATTCGATCAACTTTTCTCTTCGATGTTCGGAGTGAGGATGAGTTGGTCTTATGGTCAACAGACCGGAAGATGATGACTAAGGTCCCTACGACGTTGGTTGCCGATACTCTACAAGGTCAGGGTAAATTTACCGTAGAGGCAGGGCGTCTACAGGAGTGGATTAAAAACGTCAAAGAGGACGTTATTGATGTGGAGGTAGAAGATCAGACCATCACAATGCACTGTGGAAAAGCTAAGGGGCATTTTGCTTCAAGGGATCCCGCAGAGTTTCCCGATTTTCAGCGACAGTTAGATTCCCCTACGAAGCTTTTTACGGGGAACCCGACCACGTTCTCTAACGCCCTGAGTTTTGTCGCTCCTTTCATTGGGGAGTGTACGACAAACAACAAAACTGCCAACAATATGCAGGTCACAGAATTGCGTGGAAGAGAGATGGTGGCTACCGATTCATTATCTGTTTCTCTCTTTGTGGTGGCCCCTACAGAAGAGGGGTCGGATTCATTGGACGCTTATGCGGAGATGCTGGAGTCTTTGGGGGACCAACCCGCCGATATCAAAAAGCGTCAGAAGTTGACGTTCAAGGTCGGTCGTGACGAGATCAAAAGTCTCATTAAATTCCTCAACAAGACGTGTACCAGCGAGTTCACCGTTTCCAAAAACGATATGATTCTTGTAGAGTCTGACGACGGTGCCGCTTTTGGGTACACGTCATCCATTTACAACTTGCCCAAGATCGGTGGTCTTCCTAAAGCACTGGAAGAACCTGAAATTTGGAAAGTCAATAAGGCTAACCTTAGTGATGCTGTGTCGGCTCTTGCGGCTACCGCAGACCCCGAGGATATGGCACTAACTGTCAAAGTGACGGGTGCCGAGGGTGAGGATGGTGTGCTAGAGCTGAGCATGAAAGACGCCTTAGATCGTAACGAGTCCACCTATAAGATTCCCGTTTTTAGGGAGAAGGTAGCTCAGGAGGAGCTGTCTTTTATTGTCAATCGGGACCTTCTAGTGAGCCCTCTATCTCTGTATGATGGAGATGAGATTAGCGTTGGGGTTAGCGCACATGATGGTGCTAGCGTCAAATACGTCAAATACCATGAGGTTACCGAGCAAAATGACGTTCGAGTTTGTCTTGTAATCCTACGGATGAGATAATGACCCCTGAAACTTCACAAAGATTTGAAGATCTCATTGAGAAGGCTCGTAGGGTAGAAACCGCTCACACTATGCTACAAGAGCAAGAGGTTAATCTACAGACCAAAATTGAGGAGTTGCACCACGAAGACGTTTTATTGGAGAAAGTCTCCGCTTTGTTCAAACATCTTCTCAACAAGTACGTGTATGAGTACGCGGAGTCTTTTAGTCAGATCATCACAGAAGGTCTTCAAAGTATTTACCACGACCAAGATGTTCGTTTCGATATCGAAGTGGAGCAGAAGCGGGGTAAAGTTTCCGTTAACTTTGTCGTAGAAGAGAATGGTGTACGGGCAAACCCCCTAGAAGCTTTTGGAGGGGGTGTAGCGTCCGTTGTGAGCCTTCTCATGCGGGTATTAGTGGTACTCAAAGCAGACATGGCCCGCTACCTTATTCTGGACGAGTCACTGGCTTCCCTGTCAGAGGAATATGTAGAGCCCTGTGGGGATTTCCTTAGAAAGCTGTGTTCGGAGCTTGGTGTGAACATATTGCTGGTTACACATAATGCGGCTTTTGTGGACCAATGTGATAATGCCTATATGGGATCTACCGACGTTAACGAGCGGCTACAACTTAAAAAGATAAGATGATTGGGATATGGTATGAAGGATGAATCTGAGGTAAGGAAAAAATTAGGAGAGGCTAGGTATCGCTACCTGCGCCGGTATCTCCAGCCTCGACCTTGTAACTGTGTCCACAATCACAGGCACGAGACGGCAGAGGGGTCAGCCCAGTTATGTATGCTAGGGTCCGATGATCCTGAAAATTGGCCCGGCAATATCTGCGACACCGTGGAGAACGTTCGTACCTGCCCATTTTATAAAAACCGATATGACAAGTCGCAGCTCAAAGAAGACTTTGATGAGCTTCTTCAAGACCCTGACGTGCTCTATAATGAGTACAGGGATATTGCGATGCTGTTATGGACTTTGGAGGAAGACTCCGAGGTAGCTACTACTACATTGACGTGGTGGCAAAAAATCAAATTATGGTTTGTTAGGAGTTGATATGTCGTCCCTCACCAAATTTCTACACGTTGACCGTAAACGACGTCATATAGCCGAAAAAGGGGGTCTTAAAACCCCGGTTATGATAACCTACCCGGTTCCTGAGAGTTTCGAGACTTCCTGTATCAGTTTACGTACTGGAGAGTATCATACGGTTAGGGTGCGGCCACAGCGGCCTACTAGATCCGGATTCTTCAATTTAGACGTTGAAGAGGAGGACGGTGCTTTTGCAACCCTCATCTCCTATTTGTTTGAGGAGAGTGCTAAGGGGGAGTGGGGGAATTCCTCTGAGGTATTTCCAGTAACCGATGAGGTCTTAACGGGTGTCTGGTCTTATTTTAATGCCTATGACAACCAATGCCATCAATGCTTTGTGGGTCTTGTGGGTTTTGCTGCACTGGTTACTGGGGACTTTATTAAACTCCCAGAAGAGGTGGAAGATCCTAGTGCTATCACAGAAGCGCACTTATTGGGCTGGATGTCAGAGTACCTGCATATAGGTCGCGTGGGTGATGATGTTCCCGTGTTTTACAATCCACATCTTGGGTCCAACCTTATATTTTCTGCGGATCCTAAAGAGGTTGGGGTCATGACTCGGGTTGGAGATTATGTTAGCATTTTGGTACACAACGCTGAGCGAAGTGTAATTATACTACGAGTAGGACTTACGAATGACGATTCTGGATCAGATACTGAAAGCAGCACAGAAGAACGTCCAGAACCCGAAGGCTCATAATTATTTGAGGAGTCGGGGAGTTTCGGACGCTCAGGTACGTGATATTGGTATTGGCTATTTTCCCGATGGGATTTGGCCTCCTTATATGTCCGGGGAAAGTGAGGACCTTCTGAGTTATTTGGAATGGTCATCTAAAGGGTACCGGTTACGAGGGAAACTGGTCTTCCCTATGCGAAACCCTTTGGGCTTGTTACGGGGGATTCAGATTAGGTCCCCGGACCCTGCCCAGAAAGATTACTCGAAGTTCTATTTGTCCCGGTCTAAGGTCGATGCTATATTCTTCGGGATACGGCCAGCGATGCCTACTATCTGGGAGAGACGAGAGGTATACCTTTGCGAAGGTCTTTTCGATTATTTCCCTTTGCAGCGGGCATTCCCAAATACCGTTTGCACAGGAACTGCTAATGTTAGTAAGCGTCAGATCGAATTTCTCTGTCGCTTTGTGGATCATGTCTATGTGGTATTTGATTCTGACTGGGGAGGTAATCAATTCTGGAAGAGATTTGAGAGGGATTACGGGTCCGAATTTAAGTCAGTGCAACGTATAGAGGTCCGTGGGAAAGACGTATCCGATATGTGGTCGGCGATGGGAGAGAAGAGATTTCAACGAAGTATCAGCTCTCACGTTCTATTTTAAGTGCCCTTGACGTATTGCCGATCAAATGGTAGCAATAGTGTAGCCCGCTGTGTCGGGCAAAGCAGTAGACCAACAACGAAAAACTAGGAGATCAAGTATGGATTATTGGAAAGCAGATGAGCCCGAAAAACTCGCAAATGATTACCTGAAATATCACCCTGACCTTTCGGGAGCCCAGATTGCTTGGCTTTTCAAAGAGAAGGCGACATGCTCAGATGGGCGTCCCATCGTAGGAAAGCCTTTCAAGATTCCGGCCAAGTATCAGCCCATCATGGAAGAGAACGATACCGGAGATCGTGGGTATGACTTCATGATTGTTATCGGAGCAGACGTGTGGACGGAGCTTCGTAATGACCAGAAGGAAGCTTGGGTAGATTACCTTCTGGAACAGTGCTACGGGGAAGAGAACGAAAGCAATGGCGAAATGAAATGGAAGATCCGAAAGCCGGAAGTACAAGCTTTCCCGGTCATTCTATCTCGTCACGGCACCAACTGGGACGCCGGAGTGAACAAGCTGTCTGTAATTGATATGTCGAACAAGCCAAAGGTGAAAGAGCCTGAAGTACGTTCGTCGGAAAGCCAAGACACCAACGTGTCTGTTAACTCGTAAGACTGATAAGGACCTCACCGCAATATGGCTTTTGATACCAAATACAGACCGGATAGGTTTGCCGATGTGATCGGGCAAGATAGTACGATAGACATCTTAAAAGAGCTGTTGAATCGCGGTGAGGTCTTCCAGAAGAGCTATGTTTTTGCCGGACCTTCTGGTACGGGTAAAACTACTACAGCACGTATTCTAGCACGTGCAATGCTTTGTCAGGATGTGGATCCCCATACCTTTGAGCCCTGCAATGAGTGCTCTTCCTGTAAAGAGATTTTAGATAGAGGGGAGAGCCCCGCTTTTAAGGAAATGGATGCTGCCAACCATACGGGGGCGGACAATATCCGCAAAATTGTCGAGGGGTTAGATTATTATACCCTTGACGGAGGGGACAGAAAGATCTATCTTATTGATGAGTGTCATCGTCTGTCTAAGCAGGCGATGGATGCTCTCCTAAAACCGATGGAAGATACGGTTAAGGGATCTAGGGACAAACGCCTCGTATGTCTTTTTTGTACTACGGAGCCTCAGAAACTGAGAGGAACCATCAAAGGCCGTTGTATGGTCTTTGGTATAAAAGAGCCGTCGAGGGATGATGTGGTGTCTCGTTTGCGTTATATCTGTGCTCAGGAGCAGATTGAATATAACCCCGAAGCTTTGGATTTAATTTTCAATTATGGCAAGGGGCACCTGAGAGATATGGTGAATGCATTGGAGAGGGTTAGTCGGGTGGGTCCCGTAAATCCTGATTCAGTGCGGCAACAGCTTGGGTTAGATGTTATTTCCCAGCAGTACGAAATTCTTTTACACCTTCGGGATGATCCCGAACAAAGCATGGCGCTATTGATGGAAGCTCTTTCACAGACAGACCCTGATTCAATTTATGAGGGTATAGCAGACGCGGCCATGTCGTCTTACCGTCTGTCTAAGGGCATTACTATCGGTCTGAGTTATGTGGAGAAGGATCTGGCAGATCAGATCAGCTCTACCTACGCGGACGACATACTACTTACGATATCGCATCGAATTTTGAATGCGAACCGGAAAATGGACCGGAATGCTCTGGTGTGTGAGTTATTACTACTCCAGAGTCAGTTGGTAGCAGGCACGGTGCATGTTAGCACTCAGGGTCCTACCATCATTCAGCAAGTCCAACAGCCACAGGAAACCTCTCAGGCTTCAAATGAAGCTCCCGAGGTACCCGCTGACCAAAGTTCCGAAGATAGGAACTTTGAGAAAGAGAATGAACGGTATGCAGATGAGGCATTCCTTTACGGAGGAAAAGCTGCTCTGAAAAAACCTGTGAATTCTACAGCGAAAGAAGATCCTTTAGCTACCCACCGGGGAGGTAAGCGACCAATGAGTTTACCTCCTACTCCACTCAACCACAATCCTAAAAGTGTAGATTACGAAGAAGCGAGCAACCTTTTCAAAGATTCCGATGAGTGATCCTAAGAAGTGGGTAGTACTAGAACTCAGCCATCACGGCGAAAAGAAGACTCATAAAGAGCTTCTTACCCTGATGCAAGAGGAAGTCGGGGAGGGTGTGGAAATTTTCATCCCTTCTATCACTTTCTCCCGCAGGGACAGTGTTCTAACAATATGCTTGATGGAGGGCTATTTTTTCATAGAGGCCGCTTTGCCTCCATCTTCCTATTTTGCCTTAGAGGAGCTGGCATATGTCCAGAGGGTCTTGACCCGTGATGACTCAGGTCGTCGCTACCTCTATTACGTAGAGCAAAATACCATTGATGAGCTTCAATCGAAGCTTAAAAAACAGGCACGAAGAGATATTAAGGTGGGGGATTATGTACAGGTGTGTGAAGGGGCCTACTCCGAGTTGAAGGGGAAAATCCTAGAAGTTTTTCCTGAGAACAAACGGGCTTCAATTCACGTAGTGGATCTGAAAAGTATGAAGGTGATCGTGGAACTTCCGTTCCAATTTTTTGAACTTATAGACGAGGATAGCGACAATGACTAGTACGAAAACCAATGTGATCGTGGACGGAATGAACATCGCCTTTCGTTGTGCTTTTATTTATGACCAGCGACAGGGGTTGCAAAACGAGGCTGGCGACCCTACAGGAACCATCTATGGGTTTGTCCGTCATATGGTTAAACTAAGAGATCGATTTCCTTCTGCAACCTATTATGTAGCGTGGGAGGGCCTCAGAAGTCATGAGGAACGTCAGAACATCTATGCGGAGTACAAAGCCACTCGAAAGTCTTCGGAGCCTTCTGAGGCGGATGGGGATGCTTCAGACGATCCTCGTAGTACTCTTTACAGTCAATTAGAAGCGTTGCAAGGTCTGTTAACTGTGATGGGGATTCACCAAGTTAAGGCCGATGGTTATGAAGCCGATGATATGATCGCCACTCTTGTTCGAGAAAATCTTAGTGGTTCTGATCATAAAAATATCATCGTCAGTAGTGATCGTGACTTATTGCAACTAGTAGGGGATGGCACAGTGATGATGACCCCTCATCCAGAGAAGTTTTATGACGAGTTTAAAGTCCAAGAGGAGTATGGCGTCCCCCCAAGACTGCTATTGTCTTATCGAACGTTTGATGGGGACAAAAGTGACAATATGCCGGGAATGTACAGGTTCCCCCGGAAAAAGATAGCTTCTATCGTCAATGAGCATGATGGAGATCTGGAATCTATTTATACAGAATGTGAAGTGAGGCTCACCGATTTCCAAAGCAAGACCATGACCGAGTTTGAAGAACAGGCTTATATTAACCACCAAGTTATGACGCTACGCACGGTAGACGATTACGAAGAGCTTGTGGGTACACACGAAAAAGACACCATTGAGCAATTTTGTGATCAGTTAGATTTTGGATCCATCCGTGCCGATTTACTCTCGTTTTCGGCTGAGACTGGGTTCGCCAAAACAGGAGATACCGATGTCGGCATATTACATTCAGCCGCTAGATCCACAGGAACTGGCGAGTAGATTTTCAACAGAAGACACTTTTGCCCCTTTGCCCCGACCGGATGATGATTGGAAAGAACTTCATCTGGAGAAAATCAAAGAGGTTTTAGATCGTCTACCAGATCGAGAGGCGGATTTGATTCGCCTCTATTTTTTCAAGAGCAAGCGGCAGACCGACATAGCGGAGATATTTAATATTACTCAGGCGGCGGTCTCTTACCGGCTTAAAAGGGCTCTTGACCGGATTCGATTTTTGATTGAGATACCGGAAGTCACGAAGCAAGAGCTTTATGAAGACCTTCTTCCTGTGATGCCTACGAAGCTGGACGCCCGAATTTTTTCCGAAATGTTCGAGTCCACGTGTCAGTCCGAAGTAGCAGAGATTTTAAGTATTAGTCAGGGGCGGGTAAGACACCGATTTATAGCCAATCTAGCTAGGATGGGTGATATTTTATCAGATAAAATATATGCATGGGTCCAGAAAAGCGATAGCGAGCTTTCGGAAGTGTTAAATATTTCGGAAGGGATAGCCTCCTATAAAGATCTTAGAGACACCGATGATATCGAGGCGGAGGAGCTAGAGAATTTATTGAAGGGGGTTGTAGGAGATCTCGAAGAAATCCCCGAAGATTTACAAGATGAAGAGTTACTTCTTTTTTCTCAGTATTACAAGACCTTTGTGAAGATCCGGTACAATTTCAACATTCTTCGGGAAATCAAGTTGCCGAAATGGTCGGATAGGCCCGCTTTCACTATCTCTTGATTCAGTATTCTGTTTATATACTACCGTTTTAGGAATCATGCATCTATAACCTCAGTGTTACACAATGAAAAGCTGTCTGCGAAAAGTGATCATGTCGAAGAAAGTGGCGGCCTCGTATCTCGATAAGGTACTAGAGGCATCGTCCACTCTCACCGTTTATTTCACAAATGAACAGCACCTATCACGGTTCACTACTGAGGTCCAGCAATCTCACGGTGAGAAGGTATCGTGTAGGAGGGGCTTCGATTATGTCCTCTTCATTTCAACGGACCACACGGTAGTAGATACTATTCAAGCTAAAGCTAAAAATACTGGCCTAGATTATTCGGGCCTCTAAAAGGATCGTCATGGGTTACAAAGATTTTGATATGGGGTCGGTGGTTATGCAGTCTTCTGGAATGGACTCTTTTTTGTCCGACTCAGATGACGTAGAACCTGTCCAAGATCTGCGTGATTTGGTATCTTCTGATACAGGGGATACTCCGCGCAAAATGCGTGTTTCGAGCGTAGATCAGCTAGCGGGCTTTACTCGTGTGGCCAGTGATACATTAATTCGCAAATCGGAAAGAGACCTGTGGTCGCTTACTCAGTCCGATGCTGGTGAGTGGGTTATCGAGCGCCTTTTTGATGAAGACGGCAATCCCTTAAAGGTGTGAGATATGAGTGAATGGTCTTCAGACAGGCGTCATCGTCTGGTAAAAAGAGTCGCCTCAGAATATATGAGGCAAAAAACGGGTAGTATGCTCCGCACGGCGGGTGAAGTTCGTTTCGTCAAAGATTATGGCCCCGACGAAGAAGCACGGGATATCACTGACGATTACAAATTCAACCCGAAAGCGAAAAAGCCCTTAGCCAAAGTGCTCTGGTCTATTTCGTGTGCTCTGGGGCATTTAGTGTCTGCCTACGGCACTTTCACCAAAATCAAATCTTCTAATATCAGTCCGGACGGTAAACTTGGAGGTAAAGGTTACGTCCAAGATATTTCGGATATGAGGGAGGGATTTAATGAGTGTATAAGTGCTCTTTCTGCCATTCAGGACACCATTAATGATGAGATAAGTGCCCCGCACTGGGATCCCGATGAAGTTGGTACAGATGAAAGAGATGAAGCTGATATTGAAGAAATGATGTCGGACTCAGAGGATATTGCAGAGGATCCCGAAGGCTTTGTTGATGAAGAGTATGAAGAAAAAGTCAAAAAAGATGTGGATGAGTCTTTAGGTAAATAAAGTATTCTGGCCTCCTCCACTGGGAGTGGGTTTTGCAATTCAGGTAGTGTGCAAGTCTGGAAGATCTGGATAGTATTTTAGTATTGAAATCTGGACTTTTGGAACTAGGACAGTAAGGCTGTCCTCAAATTGGAGATCGTATATGTCAGATCTAGGAGACATTGGGGACATCATCAACGCTAAGCCGCTGGCGGATTTAGATTGGCTGGAGGTTGATGAAGAGGAATATAGAGCCCTTGATACTTTGCCCGAACCTGAGCACAACTCCATACCAGAATTGGAAGCTCAGTGGGGAGATTTTTCTGAGGGAGATCAGTATAACCTGTCCCCGGTTAATCAAGACCTACACACTTCCTCTTTTAGTGCTGAACCCCTGACGGCAAAAGATGCTTCGGAAAAAGCAGCTACAATTGAGATTGTTGAGAAATTCTCTAAGCGCCATCTACAGGCGGGGGTAAAGGGAAAGGATCTGATTAAGATCCTAAAGCGCAATTTCGATTCGGATGTGCTTGCTATTTCAAAAGAGGCGGTGCGGAATGTACTCACGGAGCGGGGCCTTCTTGGTTCCGTATATGTGGACTCTAGCCTGTCGGAAGATTGTTACAAGGGTGGGGTAGTCAAAGGATTGACTGCTAATACCAAAAAAGCCAAATACGTTCTCGCCAAGAATAAGTGTTCGGGTTGTATCCATAATCTAGAGGGTCGATGCTCTGTTTTCCAAAAAGAGCTGGTTTTCGATGTAGTCGATTACACCCAAGACCTTTGGGAAGAGTACGAGGATAGACTCCAGATTGAAGGTAAAGACCTCCAACCCTTTGCGAACCTTCCCATAAAGGCTCGTCTACAGAAAGCGATTCTAGCGGCACCTAAGCCCTCTCAGAAGCCCTTGGATGGTAAGCCGGTAATGCCAGACCCAACGGCGGGCGTTACTTATGAGGAGGCGGTAGCTAAACTTCGTTCGTCGAATATCAAACAAGAGATTGTTGCTGACGTTCGTAAACAGCATAAAGTTTGCCGAATTGCACAGGAGATGATGCGGGGGAACCACGGTCCTAACGTACAAGAGCTGGTAGAGATGGACCCTGTGTTAGCTTCTCTCAAAAGCGAATCTTATCTACTAGGCAACCTCTATCTTGACCTGTCTTATTTTCCGACCTACAAGGTAGCTTCGGAATTCATGTCGGATCTTGGTACTGTTCCTCCAATTGTAGTAGGGATACCGTTTGAAGAGGTGGAGTTAGATAACCGATTTGCACAGGCGGCTCAATTTGATATCCGATCTGATACAGCTTTGACCCATGTAGTCAGTCGTTATTTTGTGTCCAAGTTTGGGCATGAGATGACTGCTAAGAAGAAAAAGCAGTTCGAACGGCTATTCGCTCGTCTACAGAAGACCTCTGATACCAAGGTACGACGCTTCGCACAGGGAGTTTATAAAAATCCTCTCCCACATAAGGCCCGTCAGTACGCTGCACAGGTTATTTATGATCCGACTAAAGGTATTACCTCCAAAGAGGCGGACCAGAGGTTACAAGAGGTCAATAAGCACGAAAGAATGGTAGTACAAAACCCCTCTGAGGTTGCGTACCGAAAATCGATGGTAGCCCGTATGTTGCGTGGTGATCACAGTTCTCGGGTAGCCTCTTTCGTAGCCGAAGATTCTGATTTAGCAGAGCACCTACACTTACTAGGTCGCTTGTATGTCTCAACTAGTTTAGCTTCTCCCAAAGAGATCGAGGCAGCAACAGCCTCCAATCCTGAACTGTCAGACCTACCGCTATTGACTCCTAACAACCAAGGTCAGTTTTTCAGCAATCCAGAAGTCCATTTCAGGATTGCACAAAAGGTGGCGGCGGTGAAGGGTTATGTAGGGTCGGACCGTAATGAGACGATCCGGGATGTAATCTCCGCATTGTCTGGTTCTGGTTCTGATGAGGTACGAGCATTTGCTAAAAAGGTGTTTGCTCTTCCTGATAAGTACACCGAGTCGGTATATAGTGGTTCGGTAAAACCTGCGGATAAGATAAAGAAGGCTCTACCTTCCGTACGAGCTTCGGAAGCAACCTCAATGACTTGCTTACGTAGCGTATTCTCCTCTCCTGTAGGAGAAGACTTTCTGCGGGTACTAGCCGCTAAAATAGGACTAGATCGCCTTCGTAGGGTGTATCTGTCCGGAGAAGGTAAAGTAGCCACCAACCTGCGTGCGTCTAATACGGCCAAAGAAGATGCCCGTGAGATTCTATCAGCCGTCCTGTCAGGGAATTATAAGCCTTCGGGAATTATGGCTCCCACGGCAGAAATGCTACGAACCAAAATGGGAAGGTTTCTTCGAGATCGTTTACTGGAAGGCAGCCGTGGGCAAAAGTTAGCATCGGAACTGAAAGACGAATTCTCTTACGCCCAACTCCTAGAGTATGCTCCCGTTATTATAGCTTTCCGAGAATCGGAAGGTCATTATGGTGAGGCATATATTACGGCAGATAGTTTTGACGACTGCTCTGAGGGGACTCGCAAAGTAGGGTCGTCCGTGAAGGAAATTGTGCGAGCATCTAAATGCAGTGGCTGTGTTTATGACAAAACTGACCGTTGCCTTCTATATGCCCGCAATCTGGTAAAGGCCCGCTCCAGTAAACAAAAGACTGCCAATACAAAGGTAGCTTTGGACTCTATTAGTCTGTCACCTGACATTGCGGCTTCTGGAGATGAGCTAATGGTAGATTTTGACATGGCTCCTATAGCGCAGGATGGGGATCTTGCTGAGATTGATTTTCATGGTAAGCGTAAACCCGCTATGGATATAAATTTTGGTGGCGGTCTAATTCTTGAGTGATTGGAGTTGGTATGAGTAATACAAAAGAGTTGCAGGTGCAGGTCATCACTTTGGAGAAAAAGGAAAAGAGCCGTGGTCGTGGGCGGCCTCCTAAGATCCCTATTAAGCCAACGAGCCCAGAAGTGGCTCAGTTGATGAAGAATAAAAAAAAGCATCAAGATAATCACCCCCTTCTTAAACAGGTACGTGGGGATGCGGATAGTCTGGATGTTCTAGACATTGCGATGCAGGAGCTTGCGAAAGAAAGTGCTTCTTTGGACTTTGAGCGGGGTGAGGCTGAGCGTAAGGGGAAGGATACCGCTTCTCTATCCTCCAAGAAGATCAACGCTACCAAGGCACTGATTGATACCTACTTTCGAAAGAGAGATGCGGTTGTCAATGAGAATTTTGACCTAAAGAGTAAGAATTTCCAAAAGCTTTTTGAGTTCATTGTGAGCAAATTTCGGCTGTGCTGTGATAAATCGGGTATGCCGGAAGAGCAAGCGCAAAAGTTAATGCAAATTGCAGGAGAAGAATTTGAGGGTTGGGAAGATGAGGCCCTCAAATATATCAAAAGTTCGATGTAATCACCCACCAGACTATCACACTACCATGATCGGGGTTCACATGATTTAGGAGTCACTGATGTCTATGTCAGATCTCTTTCGTCAAGTAGGGCGCAAGTCTTCTGACGGATACAGTTCCGGTAAAGTGCTCAACATTATTGAGTATGTAGAGTCCCCTTTCGGTCTTGGGTTCAGCCAAGAGCTGTGTGGGATGTCTTTGTTTCCCGTCCAAAAATTCATTCTCAAATGCTTCTATAATCTCCCCCTTGATGATCAGGTACGCAACATCAAGGTGCCTAAGTCATGGAGATATGCACAGAGTGCTAAGCCGGAGCACTACCACACCTTCACCGAAGTAGAGTACATGAAGTACCTCTACAACGAAGGGCGTTGTAATATCAAAGAGCAGGATCACGACAGGCACGAACTGATTCTACCTATTGGACGTAGAAGTGGTAAATCTCTAATCTCGTCTATGATTGCCTCCTATGAGATTTACAGACTTCTTAGGAAAGGCAACCCCCAGCGGTATTATGGGGTTCAAGACGGCGCTGAGATTACCATTTCAATGGTCGCTCCCACTAAGGATCAATCCAAGATCCTCTACAATGCTACCCGAAACAATTTCCAAAATTGTGATTTCTTCACTCCCTATCTCAGCCGGGACACACAGAGCTACGTGCGGTTCCAAACACCCCAAGACCTTGACCAGACTGGGGCAGCAAAAGACGGTGGACGAGATTCTGTACAGGTAATGTTTTTCTCCTCTGTCTCCAGCGGTATTCGTGGTCTGTCTAATATCGTAATCATTCTGGATGAGGTTGCTTTCTTCAAAGATAAGGGAGCTTCCAGTGCAGATGCGGTGTACCAAGCCGCCGCTCCCTCTACGGCTACCTTTGCCCCTCTAGACCCTAACGGAACGCAAGAGACTTTGCATCGGGATTCTGAGGGACGTATTATTATGATCTCCTCCCCTTTCAATAAAGACGGATTGTTTTACGATAAGTATGAGCAATCAAAAGTGGGTGGTGCGGCTTCACGAGATATCCTAATGGTACAGGCTCCTACGTGGGAAGTTAACCCCCAAGTGCCTATTGGATTCTTAGAGAATCACCACGGAAAAGATCCAGTAGCTTTCGCTACAGAGTTCGGGGCTGAATTCACTGACCGGGTAATGGCGTGGATTGAGAGAGAAAAAGACCTTATGGTCTGTTTGGATACAGATCTACGTCCCTCCGTTAAAGGTAAGCCCCGTGTCCCACATAGTTTAGGGCTTGACTTGGCGGTTAAAGGTGACCGTACCTCTGTGGCTCTTACACGACCCGATGGCGACAAAATTCGGCTGGTTTATCATGAGGAGTGGCAAGCCGGGAAGAGTTGGTACGATCTAAATCCACATCTGGAGGAGCCGATTATTCCGTACGCAAAGGAATTGCATAATACGGACATGTTGGACTTTGATGCCTTAGCGGAGTGGATACAGGCTCTCTCAAAGCGGTTTTATATTGTAGATGGTGTGTTTGACCAATGGCAAGGGATCAGTTTTCAGCAAACACTAGATAAGATGGGCTTGAAACAGATCGAGTCTAAGCAATTTACCCGAGATGAATCGTCTAGGATGTTTGATGCTTTCAAGACTTTGATGTATCATGGTCGCCTACTACTATACGATTATGCGATCAGGGAAGTCGAAGACGACGACGATGAGGGAGATCTGGAGAACTCTGTCCTTAGTGAAGGTGCAGTTAAACACGCCCCCTATATCAAGCAGTTACTAGAATTGAGAGCTGAAAAGAAGTCAAAAAAAGTGGTGCTAGTCGAGGCCCCTAACGGTCCTAATAAATACGATGACTTTGCCGACGCATTAGTACGTAGTGTGTGGCTTACTCTTCACCGGGTAGGGAACACTAATTATATTGCCGGATCTGGAAAGACTGGGGATATTGCGGAAGCTCACGGCGCGCAACATAAATCTATTTCAGCTCGATCTTATCAAAGACGAAGACAGAGGAAGCATAATTACCAAGGGAAACGGTCTATAGATCTTGTTCCGGGCTGGAGTAGAAGATGACCAAGCACGTCTCAGACCGCTTCTGGGAGACTTGTGTCTTGCAGGTGTTGCGTAAGATCAATAAAGGGTTCAAACCTTCTGAGGTTGATCTCACAGTGATTGGAGCCCTGTATGAGCGGGCTGAAGGGTCATGGGTGGCGCTAGCGTCTGGGGACACTGACAGTTGGGGCCTATTACGCCAATGCGCTAAAGTTTATTTACGACGAAAACTTACAAAGGATGAAGATCATGGAGATGGGTGACCTTTCAAAAGTTGAATCATATCTATCAGAAATGGATGAGTCTATTCGACACATTCAGGTTCAGATCCGTAATCTAAATCGGACAGCACAGGCTTTGGAGTCGGTATGTCAAGATGATTCGGATTTGCAAAGTTTGGTTAGAAGAGAGGCAAGGTACCTGAGTCAATTGCGTAGTATGGTAGATAATTTCCCTATGTCTAGGATGGTACGACGTAGGCTTCCCGATGTTGAAGGTCGGATACAGCAACGTGAATTAGAACAAGAGTATGAAGACGCAGCCGTTATGCGGCAGGCCAGTGAGGTCCGGGAGTCTTTAGAGGATCTTTTGGGCAAGTTTCTACAGAAGTAATGGAGTTAAGTAATGCCAATAGGAAGTAAAATGCGAGAGCAAGACGAGGATTCAGTGGTCGTATCTAGTGTGTCACAAGTACAAAATATGATGAGCCGCAGAAGATCTGCTACCACTTCCAAGATACGCCCTCAAAGTCGTAAAATTACAAGTAGCACCGGCTTTTTTGGGGGATCCGTAGGGTCTAGTGGAATGGGAGCTTTTAATAATGGTGGTGCAGCTATGGGCACGGCTACTAATGTGTACAGCCCCCACCTGTCTACTGATTTCCTAGAACTTCCTCAGACTCTTTCAGAACAGAGATCTTACTACCGATTTTTCTACAACAACGACCCTTTTGTCGGTCAAGCTATTGATCTACACACAGAATTGCCCCTATCAAAACTGAGGCTGACGCTTCCGAAAGGGTCTAATCCAGATCGCAACAGGGAGATCCTTCGATTTTTTGAGGATATGTCTAAGCGGACAAGGCTGCTCGACGTCCTGATTGATGCCACCCGTGAGTATTACGTGATTGGAGAGGCATTCATCTTTGCGGAAGATAGCGATGTGGAGGTCCCAGAATACGTGTACCTTGAGAGGGTAAACCGGTGGGATGCTGATACTGGAGAAACAACGACCACTTTGGAGCGTAGAGAAAATGCTGATTTGCTGATAGAGCAGTATAAGCAGAACAACTACAAAGGGTGGGATCGGATTATCCTCCTACCTCCTGATCAAGTGAATATAGAGTCGTTCCAGTATAGTAATAAAATACGAGTAGAGCTGGTACCCGATGAAAAAATCAAGTCGCTGGTACAAGCGGCGGCGATGGGAGATCAACAAGCTGCGGAATCTCTAGAAGACGTACCAGAAGAGATTATCGAATTTATCGCTAATGCAGAGAATCTACCACTGGGGACCGACCCTTTTGAAGGGTCTTTCGTCTTTCAACTGTCTCGTAAAAAGCCCCCCGGTGAGGATCACGGTACTAGTATACTCCAGCGATGTCTCAGGACTCTAGTTTATCGAGACAAGCTCAGGCAGACCCAAACATCTATTGCTTCCCGAGCTATGACGCCTAAACGTCTGGTGTGGGCAGAGGATATGGATGAGTACGATGTAGAGGATCTCCGGGAGCAGGTTGATATGGCACTGTTAGATCCTGACTACAGTATTATCACGAACTTCAACGTAAACTGGGAAGAGATCTCTGCGAGGGACCGCCTTTTGGATCTCCGGGGAGAGTACGACATCACGAATGCGCAGTTGTTTGCCGGTCTTGGGGTGACTGAAAGTATGCTGACTGGAGACTCTCATGGGTACGCAGGTGAGAAGATCAATATTGAGGTGATCAACACTCGGTATATGCTTTATAGAGAACGTATACAGACTTATGTAGAGGAGCACTTGTTTAAGCCGGTGGCAGAGAAGAAGGGGTTTTTCGAATACGATGAATTTAATAACCGCATTCTTCTATATCCCCGTCTTAGTTTCACTCGATTGGCACTCCGGGATAACCGAGATACTTTTGATGCGATGTTTAATCTGTATCAAAAAGGTTCGTTGTCTGTCGATTACATCCTCGAATTGTTCAACCTAGACCCTCAAGCTGTAGAAGAGCGGCTGCGCGGGAACTTGATGACAGTAAACGATGCTATGTTCAACGAGATAATCCGATCTGCTTATAGTGAGGTCGGTCGGGAAATGAAAGATCGATCGGATATGGTCGAACGAATCGTACAATACCTTGGCTTGCGGTATATCCCACCCGCAGAAGACGATGATGGTGGCAGATGGTAATCTTATCGAAAAAAGATCCTTCGGAGAAGGAAGAGGAAGAGGTGGAGCGCCTCGTTCGGAAATCTCCAACTGAAAAGGCCCCCCGCCCTGACAAAGAGAGGGAGAGGATCCGTTTGGAGGATGAGGATGTAGATAAGGATGATAAGGATCTATCAATGAACTACAAAGACATTGGTGGGACCGTAGTCATGGCAATGTATGTAGCCTCTACTTATATGAAGAGAGCTATGGATTTCCCTTCTGAGCCCGCTTTCAAGGGATATATGGAGGAACACCCTGACGCCGACCCTTCTAACCACACCATCGACGGTGAGTCCTCTGACAAGGTATTAAACAAAGCCCCTGAGCCTACTAAAAAGCCTAAAAAGGAATCTGAACCTGCTCCCAAACCTGCCCCCAAGAAAAAGGAACCTTCTGGTGAGGTTAGTAGAGAGCTTGAAACCGAGGCTCTTTATGATGCGGCGGAGAACGGTACTGAGGAAGAGCGCGATGCGGCGATGAAAATTATCCAAGAGCGTAAGAAGCCTTTACCTCCTGATATGCCTGATTCCTCAAAGTTTAAGGGGGAGCTGGGAGAAAAAGCTGTAGAGAGTCTCAAAAAACAGATCAAGAGCTGGGACGCACTGGATTATAGTCAGAATATGTTTGAGCTGGAGACAGATAAGCATATGGCTATGATGGCGGGTAATGATCGAGATCGAGATTATTTTCAGTCAATTATGGAGGTGTATGAGGACTCTTCCGCTGCGGTCAGAACTGTGGATCTTCGGGAAGTAGATAGCCCCGAGGAGCTACTAGACATTGAAGACCCAGATGGTGCTTTTGGGGAGGACGACGCTCGGGATCTCCAGAAAAAGAAAAAAGACTGGTACCAGTCCTCTATGTTCTCCCCCCTAAATACCGTGGGAGGTCAGCTTACTAAGACACAGGATTTACTGGAAAAGGTAGATCCTGATTCTAAAAAGGGAGCCTATCTAAAAGAGATGGCTTCTGTATTAGAAGATGTAAGAGATCGTAAAATGTTGGATAAAAATTCAACGGCAGATAGGCTACTGATTGGCATTAGAGATTCAGATTCTGAGGCCCTAAAGGACCTTGACCCCGGCGAATATGATTTTACCAACCCGCAGGAGATAGGAGATTTTGTAGGTAAAGTCGAATCTCTTAGCTCCGCTGATTTGGCTCAGTTGGTAAAAGATGAGCCCCTGTACCGAATGCATTTTAGTTTTGGAGAGGGAGACAACCCTGACGAGGTGTCTATTACGGATAGGGAACGCAGATCGTTTGTAGACTCCCTTCGTGAAGACCTGAGCGTTAGGGGGACTTTCGAGCAGGTTAGGTTTCATGATGATGATACAAATAGCATGTTCGATAAAGGTTCATTGTTGGCATATAGAGATAAAGCGCTCAAAGATCTACAGGATCAAGGTTTCGACTTGACATCCCCCGAAAATTCCCATGCCAAGCCTTTTTGGGATACCTTTTTTGATTGGATGTCTGATATGGGATCGAAAATGAGTCATGTTGATAATGCTCGTGCAGTACAGGCAGGCATTCAAAGTGCCTTCCAGAAAGCAGGTTTGTCTCAGGTTAGTCGCTAATCCTTTTATACTTCGTGACCAGTAGCGTGGAGCAATCCCATTTCACTTGGTCATAACCCGTTTAACCCCCATTAGGGAGATTGATATGTTGAATCGTAAACAAGCACAAGCCCTCACAAGACGTCTAGACAAGATCTCAAATCATGTTGAGAGTCGTTATGCAGAAATTGGTCTGTCTGAAAAAGAGGCGTACAACTTTTGTCTCTATTTGGATCAGACTTCTGATCTACTTGAAAGATCCTCTGAGGATCACGGTGATGAGCAGGAAGACGAAGATGAAGAGGTAGACGCTGCTACGCTCCAGCGTGATATGGACGAGCAGTACATGGATACGTTTGATAGTCCTCACCAGCCTCACCAGATGGACGCAGATGAGCCTTATATGCGTCAGTTTGAGAACGATCCCTTACAGATTATGGACGATAATGATCTGTCCCCTGTAAATGATGGTGACTGGGACGTTTCTGCCAGTGGAGAAGATAACTGGTATACCCGGTCTACTAGATCCGCCAGCGAAAGCAATTGGTACACTCGGGGCCAACGATAAGGTAGGTGCCTTGTGCCTCTTTTTTCTACAACTCCAGCTTCTTCTCGTGAGGTAGTAGGACAGTCTACTACGTTAGGGACAGTAGTCTTTGATGAAGAGCAGCATATTACTCGTCTTGTACGGGAACGTACGGACGTTGATTGGGTTGTAGATGAAGAGGATCCCCGCTGGGATAGTGGGGTTGAAAACCACGCTCAGGCATTGAGTGATTTTAAACAGCTCAATGATAGAATTTTTAGAGTGATGAAAGAAGCCGCTCAAAAATTTCAGGCATTTTTGTCGGGGGCGGTAAGGGAGTTAGAGCCTTATGGGCTAGAAGTTCTTACCTACCGTCCTCGATTATTGTCTCCAAACCCAGAAGAGTGGGTATCACCTGAGTTTATAATAGCCACAGAAGTAAAGGATGCAAGGGCCTCTCTGTTTGCGCAACCAACCGAAGGGCTTTTCCGCTTTAGAGTAGATGTCAGGAGGCCCGTAGTTATTAAGGAAGAGCTACACGACGTCTCTTTTATGGCCTACTCTGATCGAGATAATCACCTTACTCCCGGCAACATGCTTATTCAAGCGCTATATCCCCTGACTCATTTTGAGTCTGAGGATTTTGAAGAGTGGCGCAGAAACCGTTTGGAGACAATCAATGGGTGATAAAATGAAAAATCTCGTAGCTTCAAAATACCAAAAAAGAATCTATCCGTTGTATAGGGATGCAAGTCATTTCTGTGATCGTGGGATCGCGGAGATGGACGCATATGAGATGCTGTATGATCACCACCGCCCTAATTTTTCTGACTTTGAAGTGAAGGCTGCCATCACAGTAGCTTATAGCAATTCAAATGAGGTACGAGAGGCGATGTACTGGAAAGACAAAGGTCGCCAGTATTGCCCCTCTAAGTCAGAGCTGGACTGCGGTGAGTTTCACTGTCCAAGATGTAAGACAGAACTTAAAAAAACCATCTATAAAAAATGGACGAAGCTATATGCCTGTCCAGACTGTTTGTTCCTGATCGCTCCCGGAGATATTCTCGATTCTATGGGACAGGATGAACAAGAAGAGGCGGCAGAACAATACGGATGGGATCCTGTTATTAAGGACCCTTCTGAAGCCTTCAATGAATGGCTATAATTTTAACTGAGATAGGTGGCCCAAATGGCCTTTTCCAAGTTTGCTAAAGCTGTTGTACAAACACCCCGTGTAGGACTTGACGGATGGAATTCCTATCGAAGGAAGATGGCCCATGCTGGGCTGGGTAGTGTAGATTTCGCCAACCGTGCGTCTTCTATTACTATTGAGAATTACAGCCCGGACAAGTACCTTCTTACTCACTGTACTATTATCGCTTCTGTCGACGTAGAAGATACGTCAGGTAAGACCGGTAGTGATGTGGTTATCGCAGATGGTAGTAAGGTTAATCGGCCACATGCTGATTATCTCATCAAGCCTGACTGCTCCAAATATATCAATCAGAATGGGGATGCTTGGGAGAGGAAGCTTCTCCTAGCTACCTATAAGACTTTCATTGGGGCGGAGAACTATGTAGAGCACATCCAGATCCCGGAGCTGTCTAAGGGTAAAATCATAGACGCTGTGGCTCGTGATCTGGGCGAAACGGTGTATGTAGACATTCTAGTAGCTACGGATCGTAAACACAAAGATCTCGTAGCACGGATCGAATCAGGGGATCTCAACACCCTGTCTATGGGATGCACGATCTCGTATTCCATCTGCACCAAGTGTGGAAATCAGGCGATTGATGAGCCCCAACTGTGTAACCATGTCAAGTATGAGAAGGGTAACAAGTTCGTAGGACCCGATGGAAAGATCCGGGTTGTTGCAGAACTTTGTGGTCACTACACGGACCCAGAGTCTGTAAAGTTTATCGAAGCCTCTTGGGTCGGCAACCCCGCCTTTAAGGGAGCGGTAATGAGGAATATCCTCAATTTGACGAACACCAAAGAGCCTACCCCCTATGAGCATGATAAATTACAGGACATGATCCAAGAGGCTCATATTAAATCCAATATGGCCCCGACCGAAGATTGGACTCAGTTCTTTTTGAAAACAGCTTCGCAGCTACAGGATATTCAAACTGGAATGTCTCAGGCATTGAAGTCCGGAAACTGGGATGAAGGGGGAGAGGAAGAGGAAAAAGAAGCTCCTCCGGCGGAAGAGAATCCGGGTCTAGTTGATGATGTGGCCGATGAGATCAAAGAAAAGATACGAAGGAAGCTCGTAGAGGATTTGCGAGAGGAATTGGGGGAAGAAGGTGGGCCTAAAAAGGTGACACCCGAGTCTGAGATTGCACCTAATGATTCCATTCACAAGTCGTATCAGATTTTTGCTTCCCGGTATGCACGTGAACTTGGCGAGAAAACGAAACCCGTTTTCGACGTATTAAGCTTACTGGAGAGCAACAACCTATTTCTTGCTCATAAGCATACTCTATCCAATAGGGACATCATAACGGCCATGTATATTCATGATCGGGATGGTAAAAAAGAAACCCTTCCTACAAACATGTATGTATGTTTGCAAAAAATAGGGTCGGCTAAGAAGTACGGGTCTCTACGGCGCTTTTTAGTGGCTTGTTCAAAACAGATGGGTAAAAAACTATCACGTGGAGAAGCTGTTATATTGCTCGAAAGAGCAAAAATACTCAATTAATATGCCCTTTTCTTTAATAATGCACTTATAGAGGGGGTGTATTAGCACGTCTGTACAGGGGTGTGTTTCATCTCATTATGATGGAGCCCATCTGACTGCAATTTATGTCTTCACAGAGACATGTGTAAGACAGTTTAGAAAGATAAGAAGATATCGCAAACCGGCACCGGAAAAGTTTACTGGAGGTTCCATCAATGAGTAGAAGAAAGCGTCTATCTTGGAAGACCAAAGAATCCAAGCGCCGTAACCGCAAAACGGCTGACCCCTATACAATGAATCAGGATCGAACTCATGTACCCGTTGAGGAGTATATGGTAGGAGATCCTTCCGAATGGGCTGAAGATCCCGTTGATGATCTGTCCCACATGGACGGTACTGACCGGAATGAGATCGGAATGCCCGAAATGTTGCCCGAGAATCGTAGTGCTCGTTCTGTCCGTGAGGCCAGAATGCAGATTGCGAAAATGGAGCAGCATTTCGAGAAAAAGGCTCTTCAATGTGTCCGCATCGCAGAAGCACTTCTTCCCGGTGCAGGCGAAGATGTTATCGCGGCACAAGCTCTCGATCTAATGCCCCTTCCCGATGAGTCTGTAATGGACACATCGATCCGCCTTACAGATCTTGGTGTTCTTGCCTCGGAAGAGGAAGAAGAGGAAGAGGAAGAGGAGAAAGAGGCTTCCAAACTAAGCTCCGCTGAAATGCTTCGAATTATGAAAGCAGAAGAAGGCGAAGAGGAAGAGGAAGATGAAGCCAAAGAAGATGGCGACGACGAAGACGATGAAGACGACGAAGATGAAGCCAAAGAAGCTGGTGACGACGCCGATGAAGATGGCGACGATGCCAAAGAGGAAGATGGCGAAGAAAGCGACAAAGAAGCCAGTGCATATCTGGACGAAGATCTTGACGCTATGCTCGCTGATATGGAAACCGATATGGGTGGCGACATGGGTACCGCAGAATTGGGTATCGATATGGAGCCCCAGCTCGATCTCCTAGACCACGAAGCGCTTCTGGAAGAGAGCGATGATGCATTGCAATCTCTTATGAACCAGAACTACGGGGTTGAAGCTACACAGAATAGCCGACAGGCTAACATTCGCAAAAAAGTCAATCAACTTGGGCGGGTGAAAGAAGCAGGTTCCACAGCTACAGATCCACTTTCAGGTCTGTGGGACAGTGCTCCCGACGTTTCCAACGTCTTTTCGTAAGATGGACGGGGCCTCTTTTGGAGGCCCCTTGGAGACGACTCCGCTTTCACTTATTTGAAGTTCGTCGTCAATCAATCAAGCAAACTCTTTAGGAGGCTATAATGGCTCTTCCCGGACAAGCAAGCGGTGATTTCACCGAAAGCTCCTCTGCGCTACGGATCATGTATGTAGGGATCCGAAACACAGCAGGTGCTAAACTCACAACGGATGCATTCGTCCAAACGAATCCACCCGCTCTACCCACAACTAATGTAACGGAAACCCTTCCATCCGCTCCCAAACGTGGAGTTCTAGGTGGGTCCGTATGTTTCACTCGTCCCGACGCTGGTAACGGTATGGTCGGAGGCCCCGCCGATGCAGGCGCTGGAATCGTTCCCCTTGGTGTCTTCATCAATGACGCCGCAGGTAATGCGTATGAAAATACGCCCGGTCCTGCTTCTGGACAAGGCCCGTACATGTCTGGTCAGGGAACCTACGGCAACCGTCTCTATGAGACAAGCATTGTTGCTGGAACAGGCGTAGGTAATGCTCTCACTTATGCGGTTGGTGATTCCCTGTATGCCAGTGTCAATGGCTACCTAACCAATCTTGCAATTGACGACAACACAGTTGGTGGAGCAGCAGACGCAATTGTTATCGGTGTCCTCAAGATCGCGCCGGATTCCGTTCACGCTGAGATGGTCTACGACCAGCGCATCTAAGTGCCAACCAAAGGAGACTGAATATGTCTGACCAAACAACCCAGCTAGACAACGCGGCAAAGCAAGAGCTTATCAGCCGTCACATCGCGAGCGCCGCAGGGCGAGCGAGATTGGCAGCTTCGATGACTCAACCGCTTCGATCCCGCAGAGATTATTCTGCTGTAGGACGCCGTACCTTCCTCGTAGAGCAGCTTCCTGACGGAGCGCTGCCCGTGTACGACAAAGATCCCGACGTCACCGCCTATGTGGTTGGTGAAGAGGGTGAAAATATCCTTGCCGTGCAGAAGCCAAAGCGTGTGATCTTCCCCTTGTTCGAGATTGCCTCGAACCCGGAGATCCCGATCACTCAGATCAAAGAGCGTCGTTTCGACCTCATTGCTCGATCGCAGCAGCTTGCGCAGGCAGCCATTCAAGCCGCCGAAGATGAACGTGTCTTTGCCGTACTTGATTCGATTGCGACAAACGGATTCGATTCCGTTCCCGGTAGCGTCAACCCTGATCTTCAGGTAGTTGCCCCCATTTCCTCGGCTGTACTTGCCGATGCGTTTGCTGAGATCGAACGACACGACCTTCGTGTTGCTCGTATCTACATGAACGCTAAAGATTACGCGGACATTCGTAAGTTTGGCCGTGAAATCTTGGATGTGAACAGCCAAGCCGAATTGCTGAAAACTGGTCTGCAATCCACCCTTTGGGGTGCTCAGATCATCACCAGCCGTTTGGTTCCCGCCGGATTCGTCTACGTATGTGGCGAGCCCGAGATGTTTGGACGTATCCCCGTCCGAACTGAGTTGACCGTTCTTAGCGCGGACAATCCGCGAGCTAGAATGATAGGTTTTTCCTGCTTCGAAAACTTAGGTATCGGAGCGTTTAATCCTCGTGCCCTTGTCCGACTTGTCGTACAGCGATAAGCATAAACCCTTGAAATAACAGGGTTTTATTGACCCCCGGTTCGCAAGAGCCGGGGGTTTTTTAATGGCCGGAGTTGCTCTGTGGTGGGTGTAGTGGTATGGTTGTGGGTAACATGACCAAAGAATCTAGGTTGTAATATAACGTGATGGTGTAGAGGGAAATTATGAGTCAAACAGAAGATATGAGTAGGATGGATGAGTCTTTCGCCCGCAAGGTATTACACGCCGAAGAAGTCGCACGGACCATCTATGATAAAGACGTAGACGCCCCTGCTTACATCATCGGAGAAGAGGGCCAGAGGATATTACAGGTGAATACGGGTGGCAAGGTGATAGTGCCAACTTTCCCCTATAAGTCGAGCCCACGGGTTTTTGGACCTACGAAGGCCACCAAGGATCGAATCCGTCAGGAAGAGGAATTGGTTATGCGTCTAGTCTTTTCGGCATCTGATACGACGGCACACGGTCGGCTATCTTAAAAAGTAAAGAATGGTTATCCTTTTGTATTTACCTTTGGTTGGAATATACCAAAGGAATTTAACATGAAGAAAACTTCCGCAATCCTGTCCTCTCTCAGAGCATTGCCCCAGCGGGGGTCCGTGGTAGAGTCCGTCCGCTTAAATAGTGAGGCGATGATGGTACGTTTTGACGATGGTACTGGCATTTCTATGCCCATAACAGATTTTGAGGGGATCAGAGACGATGAGCATCTGGAAAATGCCATCTCTTGGTGTGAGACACTTTTCAATACGAAAAGGGCGCACGGGGTCGGAGGAGTTTTCCGCCGGGAAGAGTTAGAAATTCTAGTAGAGAAGGTGGTAGAAGATCCGCTTATTGCAGATGCAGATAATCTTCGAGAACTTATTTTTCGTGCGACGATGCCGGACGAGGCTTTTACGGTAGGGGAGACGAAGACTACCTATAATAGTCCCGGTAGTCAGCCTCTATTACAAGAGCTACATTCGCAGTCGTTTTCAGATAAGATCTCTTCTGTGGCCCGGAAAGTAGCTTCCCGCTACATGGACCTTCTAAATTCTCACAAATAATTGAACATATAGCCCGGTCTTATTCATGCCTAAAATTGATTTCAATGCTCTGAATCTCAAAATCAGTCCCTTACAAGGGGGGAGTGTTATTGAGGTAGGAGCCTTTAATAATAACGATCTGGCCAATTTTCAGACGATAGAAAATAATGACCGACAAGTACAATCAGCGCCGCTAGACGGTGCCAACCCATCTGTTGGTACTTCAGAAGCAACCGAGGACGTATAATGAGATATTCAGCAATTTGGACATCGAAGGGTCGACAGACTATTTCAATTCACGAAGATACCGTAGAGAAATTAAGAGATGATTTAAGATCATCTTTGGCTGCATCGAGTTTTGTTGTTTCTGACATAGCAAAATATTCTGGTAGTGACCCGGACAGCGATGGGTACGCTTTTATTGTCAAAAATGGGGCGAGGGAATGGCTTATTATGACCCCCCATAGCACTGACCCTACTAACTATATAGGGCGTATATTCACTGGTTCCACAAATTCTGGGAATGTAGGTGACTATTTCAAAAATTATGATGCCTATTCTACGAATATATATGACGAGTCTAAGGTGTTGGTTCATTATAATTGCGGAAATGAAAGCTATGGGATGGGGTTTGACGATGCCACTGCTTTGACCTACACGGGTGGCGATTTTTCTGCCCCTCTACACAACCCAGCATCCGCAGCTTATACAGATTTCATGCCCGCTACAGAATGCCTACCGGGATATTACATGGATATCACATGGGACCGGTTCGATCGAATTCTCTTTGTGTTTGACGAGGACTCACCCAGCTTGGCTGTGTATTTAACCGATGGTTATGCTTTTGCAGCTTGCGGTCTTATGATGTTGGGGTCTATGACTGTTAATACAGATGGTGCGGATACAAATACAGAGGCAACTCTATGTTTAGAGCTTGATTATGATAGTAGTCGTAAATGGGGTAGCATAGGGGCTGATCAAGTATACGCTTACAACTTGACCGGCGATGTGGAGCTTTTTGATTTATCATATACACAGGATCATTACACTTATGAGAATTCTCTTAATACATCTGGTGAGTACAAGTGGAAATCTATAACACTGGCAAGCGTAAGTTATGAAAAAGGAATTCTAGATACTAACTTAGTCAGACAATACGGTGCTTTTGCAAATTCGGCTCAGTATGGGAAAATAGTCAGTGGTCCCAATGGTCCGTTCTTAAAAACTACTTACAGTCTAGGGTTTCCGTACACTTTAAATACAGAGCGGTTTCCGTGGCCTGAATGAGTTTGAAGTCTAAGATATCGTTTTACTGCATACAGAAAAAGGAGTAGTACTATGGGCAAATATAAACAGAGCAGGTTAGTAGAGAATATTATTCGGATCGGGGCGGATATTCCAAATTTGCAAGAGCACTTACGCCCTGTTTTGGATCATCTCAAGACGGCTTCTCAAAAGTTAGACTCTAGTGAGCGGAGAAGTGCGAATGCTGCTCTCCAAAGAGCAGGCTTTGACGGTAATGGTCGGTACCGTTCTGTAGGCACTGCCATCACAAAAGCCTTTCGAGTGTTAGAGGACTTTGGCATAGAGCCTGACGAGGTGTTTTCAGCTTTTGCCTATCAGAAGCCCGAAGGCACGGTCCCAATGAGTATTGCTTTTTCAAACCCGTCAGATCCGTTTAGCCCGGAGGCTATCTCCAACTCGGTCCTTCACTTTAGCTGGACCGAGCTAAGGCCCGACCACTTTGAAGTGGTCGCTTACCTCTCCTAAGACCGGGTAGGGGCTAGTAGTTCATAGAGGTCGGGAGTCTGGTCCAAGGCTTCCTCGCAGATCTCAGACCCATCAAATGACAGCTCTTCCCAGTCCCCCGATGCTTCGATTTCCTCGACGTTTCCGAAACTGTCAGCCTCCGAGATATCATTGCAGAGGTCAAGAGCGTTTCCGTATTCATGGCATCGGTCATAATGTGCAAATTGCCGCTCGGGATTGTTGTAGTCAAATGCGGAGACGAAATGCATCCCCTCGTCGTCGGTAGAAATTTCGTAGGCTATAAAATTCATTAGGTACCATCCTTGGTAAAGCATTAAGGGGGATTTTTTACTCTTCGTCGCGTGTCGGCACTTCCGGGATAAGCATCCAGTACTCGTTGTTGGTGACCCGGCTCGAAATATCAGCTCGTAGGGCCACTTTATCTCCAAAGGCTTTGGCTTTATCTTCTGTATCGAACTCATAGAAGTGCATGAAGGTCGCCTCGGCATCGTCGTAACCACAGTGTCCGATGGTTAACAGAAGTTGATACACCGGAACCTGTTCCCCATTTTCCACCTTTGAAACTAAAACCACTTCGGGGAGCGCGTACTCATCGCTTTCGGGATGCCGCTGTCCCGCAAAGTGACGGGGACATTTGTGTTGCGTATCAAAGGGGCTGGATATCCATCCATAACCCCTACAAGGGCAATCAGAAGCCTCATCACGGGCAATAAGGCCCAGATTATTTCGAAAAGTATCATATGCGTATTGGAGGCTCATGTCGTTTCCTTTCGTTCTTTAGTTGTTGTCATTTCGTCATGCTCACTTAACTATACCCCAAGGTAGGACCCTCGTCAAAAATGTTTTTTATCGACGCAAAAGCGGTAATCCTTTTATGAGATCTATAGGTATATCATTACCCGTGGCTTAGGGCGGCGGGTGTTTAGGAACCAATCTGGTATGAGGAGTTGAAGGTATGGCGAATAAAGAGTTTAGAAGTTATGTGGCTGCTGCAAAGATCAACATCGGTGTAGACAAGGAAACGAGCATCGCCGTTGATAAAGGCACGGTCGTAGAGTATAACGGTACAGTGGCTATTATTGAGGGAGAAGAGTACAATTTCCCGAAACTGAGTTCCGCGATCAAAGCCCGTTGGTTGGTAGATACGGAGGAGTTGGGCATTAATACAGCAGGTCCGTACCAGCCTCAGTCTGCTCATATTACTATGAGTGCGGCCACTCCCCAACAGAAAGATGTAGTGGCGTCCCGTGCTACTATTGCCGAGGAAGATCGGGAAGTAAGTAGCGTACAGGCTTTTCGTAGTGGAGAGCAACGAGATGCACAACAGCATCATGTACAGCAACAACAGCAACAACAGCAACAGGTACCGCAACATCGTCCGCCTTCCGCTGGGTTTCGAAATCAGATGGTTCTGGAACCTCAAGGTGGGGAAGAGGTTAGAGGTGTGAGTTTTACGACCAAAGCAGGATCCGAATCCCTTAAAGATTCGTTCCGAACAGATCAAGTAAGCCAAAATGCTACGCAGGAAGGCAACAGCAATGCAAAGTTGGCGCAGTTCCAAGAGCTTGAACGGCAGAAAATGGAACGTGAGATTGCAGCATTGAAACAGCAGCTACAACAGCAAGCTCCGCAAGAGCAGGTACAGGTCCGTGAAGGTATTCAGTTCCGAACTGAGGGTATTTCAGAGAATGCTGCGGGCACAACACCTCAAACAGCGTCAAACCTTCCTGAAGGGATTTGGGACGGTCATGGTGCCGATGTAGTTGGGCAAGTAACAAAACAGGCTCAGGCTCAGGCTCAGGCCCCTCAACAGGCTCCACAGGTTCCACAGGCTCCTGAGTATGTGACTCCTGAGATCTCTGTAGAAGATAAAGAATCTCGACTGGCATTTGCCCGGCAGATGATGCCCAATTTCGATTGGGATTTTGGACAGCACTGGAAGACCAAGCTCAAATCTTTGGAAACGAATGCCAATCCTCTATTTGTATGCACTGTGTATGCAGTAGAGTCTGATGCGATGAAAGTACATATTGCATCTCAGTTCCCGGATCTGAACCTTGGCGGTTAATTGTCAGAGGGGGATCCGAAAGGGTCCCCTTCATAGGTATGTGATATGCACAAGAGAATTGCCAAAAAACATATGTCTCGCATCTTGTGTGATTACCTCTTAAAAGCCGTTTCTACCGTAAGGGTAGACCTATCTAAAATTCAGGGGCTTACGGAAAGGGCGGTTGATCTTATTGACAGCTCCGAGTACCAAGAGGAAATCTACAAAGATGGTGGTGATATGATTTATACGTATCAGACCACCCTCGATCGAATGTTTGAGCAGATGGCTGTGGTTTCTTATCTCCTAGATAAGATGGCCCTTACCGGAGCTGCGGATGATTTGAACCCGGCGTTGCGGAAAGAACTAGACAAAGCCTTGAAGGGGAAGCTATGACCTCTAGGAGAGTTTTAGCAAAGAGGGTAGCTTCTGCTTACGTAAAGAGGCTTCTCTCTTTTCGTACGGACATAGAGGACCTAGCTGGTTTTCCCACTTATGTGAATCGAGAAGGTCCTGCGGAAGAGGATTCCGAAAATAAGTTAAAAGAGCCTTTGCCGAACGAGATCACAGATTGGACTGATCACGGAACTGGGTACATCACTCCCAATGTCTCAGACGATGCTATTCGAAGATGAAAAATAGGCTAGTACATAGAGTTATAGCTCAATATCGACTGCGGCATTATCCCCTTCGTGTGGCCCTTAGTCGCACCTATAAGGTGGCAAAGACCCCAGAGGAGATATTGTCGGGACTCAATCCCGCGATTGTGGAGAGGGCCTCAGATGTTAATTTATTGAATGTCCGCCATAATCCGTCGATAAACCAATTGGAGTATACGGTGAAGGGTAAGACCCGATCTCAGTACACCGTAATGATTAGAGCGGTCCCAGAAGGCAAAGAGAACCAGTACTGGAAGTCCGATGTTTTGGTATCCTGTTCGTGTCGACATTGGCGCTATGGAGGTGCCGAGCACCATGCGAAGGAAGGCGGATATCTGTATGCAGAAGAATATCCTATTGGTACTTTGGCTTCACCAGATATCAGAGATCCTCAGAAGCATAATTATGTATGCAAACATGTATATGCGGCTTTGCAGGAAGCAAAAGGGATTTATTTCGATATGGATACCCGGCGATGAAAAAGCAATCAGGCATAACCCCATTCGCTAATAAGGTGTACGAGCTGGCAAGAAATTTTCAGCTTACGGCGGAACTTTTAGAGAATGTGGAAGAAATTGTTGATGCTATACTAAGTCGTAATGAGGATCTACCGATATTGCTAGAAGAGTTGGAATGCTCAGAAGAGGAACTTTTAGAGGCGTCTTTTCGGTTTTACGAGATCAAGGCCGAGGCGGAGTCCATAGCACAACAAGCTTGCTCTTGTAAAGCTAGAGCAAAGGCGTTGGCAAAAGAGGTGCTTTCTGATAAGTATTTTGGTACGTTATTAGATCTCCCTGTGGTCCGACCACACCGGGGGATTTTTGATCCGACCATGCTAACGATAGCTCGAAAGGTCGGTGCTACTTACATACAGAAGTTACGGAGGTTGAAGTGAAGTACGATTTTAAATGTGTCACCTGTGATCACGTCCAAACCGCAGAATTTTCATTGGACGAGTTTGAAGTAAAAAAAGAGTCTGGAATGTCTTGTAGGGAGTGTGGAGATACTGCCAAGTTTAAATTCCAAGCTGCCGAAGTTGGGATTTGTTTTAGAGGGGATGCTTGGGCAGATAAGAATTACAAAGAGAAAGCGTTCCGAAAAAATCGTTCGAAATATATGGCCGCCCGACAAGCTAAAAACGTCAAGACGCCTACTCTCAAACCTAATTATAGGGGAGAGGAAGCGGAGACATGGACTGAGGCTAGGGATGCCGCTCGTGATGACGGTAAAAATGTAGCGTCTTACGAACCGTTGATCCATAAAGAAGCCAGAGGATAAGATATGAAAAAGTCGTATATCTATCGCAGAAAAGACAATCTGATCGACATGCTGATCAGTGATCATTTCTGGTTGAAAGTAGTAGTAGCAGACGGAGCCACAGGAGGCGGGGACTATGGGGTTAGAATTTTCCGCACTAGATTTCTGGTTGCCGACCCTACTCCAGCATCTGACAGCTCCGCTGCGATAGCTACGGCTTTGATTGCGGAGATAAATGCAGGATCGGAGCTGGTGGAAGCCTTTTCCGGAGCGGCGGGTAATGAGGTCCTCATTCGGTTTGACCGTCTTGGTCAGGTGCCGTCATCCGACAACTACGAGGCTACCACTACAGATGGGGAGGGTAGTATTTCAGTATCACGAGCCTATCCCCAGAGCTATACCGTTAAGAATGCTTCCAACTGGGATGGTGTGTTTGCTGATATGCAGGCTGTTCCCCGGCCCGGAGGCTTCGTCTCCTCAACTGTGCGAAAATATCAGGATGCCTATCGAATTGATGCAGGACAGCTAAAGCATCGCACTCGATTCCTGTTTGATCCTAGTGATTATAGCGTTACGGATACGGATGTGAGTTTTTTCCAGATCTCTACTGTAGTAGATGGGCAGGAGATTGATGAGGGTCCTATCGAGATTGTCATGACGGCAGACCAAGCATTGGACGTAGGTGAAGACGCACTTCTCCTTACCGGAACAGTACCACAGGCCGCTTCTTTTTCCGATGGTTTGTATCTGCAATTCCCAATACGCAGTTCCTCTTTTGAGATCCGAAATAAAGGGGCAAATGATTTACGCTTTGCTTTCAAATCAGGACAAGCCGAGTGGGTATTAGAGCCGGGAGATTCTTTTTCGGATGCTCGCGTGAATATTACAGGTTTCACACTTCGAGGAGACGGTGGCTCTACTGACGTAGAGATTTACACCACTATCCTCACTTCCAAGTTTATTGCGTAACGTGATAATGCTTTAATATCTCCCTAAAAGAGACATCAATTTCTGGCGGAGGCCCATATGTTTATTCGTTTAGTACATAGTCAAAATACAGACGGCGCTCTATTGGTAACTGACATTGAGTCAGGATTACCAAATGAGGAGTTCGGAATCTATCGCAAACAGCCGGGCGTTTATGTCCCTTACTACCGATCTTTCTTTGGATCTGATGGGCTGGTAGAGATAGACCGTGACAATCCCGGTTTCATTGATCTCGTACAGTCGGATAAAGTACGGCTTTCGGTGGCGCAGGGAGTTATTGCGGCTCTTGCTACGGAAGAGTTCTTTGCTGTTATTGAAATTCCTACGGGCGCTTTGAATGCTCCGACTATTTCTACTGTCACACAGACCACTACGGGCGACGTTACTGTTTCCGGTACCAATTTTGAATCGTTTTCTCCCGATGTTACTGGAGTAGCGATTGCTGGAGTAGCGCTGGATGCTGGCGATTTTTCTGTGGATAGCGCCACTACAATCACTATTACTACAGGGACAGCTTATAGCTCCGGAGAAGAAGTTGTTGTTACGGCTAACAGAAAAGATTCCAATGCTGTATCTGTAGATCACACCGCATAACAGTGATTAAATGAATGGTAATCAGTCAAAAAAGATTCGAGAAGTACTTGATGCTCACCGGTCAGATTTTCGGGGGGTTGAGTGGCAACCTCGACGTGTAGTACAGACTAACACGATGGCTTTGGTTTTGGAAGTTGTTAGAGATTTGTCAGAAGAAGTTGAAGGATTGCCGCTGGAGGACCTACCAACCTCAAGTTCATTGAGACGCTATCAGCACGATATAGTGATAGCGTATGAGAAGGTTCGAAGGAATAGGCTGTATGATCAAGGCGAGTTTTTTCGTCAAGTTGGTATAGTCTTTGACCTTTCAGGAAAGGTCTTAGAAGAGTTGGCGAGATTGGAGAGAATGGGTTATTTTGACCCGGAAACCTAAAAAGGAAACACAATGGCTAGAATAGCGGTAATCGGAACGCCTTTTGATAAGGCTCTTTTGCAAGATCTCGAAAAGCGTCAGACGCTACGAGAGCACACAATTCACCCCCCCGGACAGGAGCGGTATATTCGTCCTGTAGATTCGGAAGGGGCTCTTACCACAGCCTTAGAAGGCTTGGGTGGTACAGCAGTGGCTGCTGAACTTGCAGCTTTTATTGCGGCAACGGTAGGTGCTGATGATATTTCCGTAGCTACTATCCGAACCGCAGCAGATGCTATGACTGGTATCTCCGGTACTACTGTAACGGAAGGGGAGGATCTTCAAGATCTCCTTTCTTATAAGATCATCGAAACGGGGCATTTCCTTCTCTCTTTCCACGGTGGTGTAATTCGTGGGATGCTTGAAGCTAAGGATGAGGCTGGGGATGCTAATCCTTGGATCAAGGTCTTTACAGACGCTGGCGACGAGTTGTTTGAGCTGTAATTCATAAACCCCTGTCCAATTTAAAAACTCATCCTAACTAGGTAGAGTGCTACGGAAATTCTTCATGGTTTCCGTAGCACTCCCAGTGTGGTGAATAAAAGGAATTCAATATGTCCAATATAGAAGCAAAGCTAGTACAGCTAGGCAAGAGTAGAAAAGATCTTCGTCCCTATATTCGCCCTGTCCTAGCGCATCTTCGAGAGTCTTCCCGTGTGTCTGCGGTAAAGACTGCAAAGGTCGACCGTAAGACCGAAGCAATGATGAATCGAATTCTGGGGAGGAGAGGGTATATGGTGGGCGTCAGTCTTGCCGATCTTGACCTCGGTAAAAAGAAAATTGAGTTGAGGGTAGATGTAATGCCCGAGAGTATGGGTGCAGAAAGGCCCGTCACGGATAGTGCCGTCGCAGCGGACTTAGCTTTCCTTATCTCCGAGAAATTGAATGCACGGTCCTATGAGGTTAAGAAGGGTAAGGGGCTCGCTGATTATAGCTTTCATTTTGAGCTAGTTATTGTGTGATCCCTCTATATTATGGAAGTTATGTCAGTCAAAAAAGATTTTCGTACTTGCGACCTATATTTCGCAGCCTACTTGAAAGCGATTGACATCCCGTTTTCGGGTTCGGCGAAAGTGGGACGAAAGACCTATTTCATTTTTGATACCGCAGAGGGCGTGCGGGAATACCGTGATGGGTATTTTGCAGGTACCGCAAAGGTGTCCGCACTCCGCCATGCGAATGAGATTAAGAATCTCAAAAGATTGTGTCACCTCTAACAGGAAGCCCTCGTGCTAAAAAAATCTCGATACGAAGTGCAAGGGTTGATAGATGCTTATACGGGTCATGGTAGTCTTCGTATATCACAACTAGCTTCCGATCTTTTGCGAGATGGGATTCAGCCTATTAGCAATAAGGTCGCCCAAGATCTGTTAGATGAACTAACCGACGCAAGAGTTGTTCGTATAGAAAAAGGTTCTGTATTTTGGTGGGATGATTATTTAGGTCCGGATCCTACCCCTATTGGACCCTATCAAGGGGTCCTAAAATCCCTTGAGAACCATCCCGCCATCCTCTCAATAGTGAGTGCTATGAAAAATAATAAAAACTCTTCCCTTTCTTCCTTACGCTCTTCAAAACTTTCTGAGCCCTTAGAAGAACACCTAGTACGTTTGGGTAAAGTGCGTAAAGACTTACGTCCTCATATTCGCCCCATCCTAGCTGAAATGAGACAAGCCAATCCGGATTTTCAGCAACGAGCAAAGGCGCTGGAATCTATGATGGCCCGGACTCTTCAACCTTTTAAGGTACGCTTGGTAGAGGCTGCCGAGGGTTGGTCAATGGTTCACTTTTCAGTGTCCCATGCGGATCGAGATCCCATTATGTTTTCCTTTACGGGAGTGACACCGGGAGCAAAAAGTCTTACATTGGTGGTAGTAGACGGTCTAGATGCTCAGGATAAAGTGCTGTTTCGGGATAGCCTCAAATACCAATCTGAGGACATCGAAAGAATGGCCCGAGCCCTTGTCTCTAAGGCTCTAAAATCTTTTAAGGTGAAAACTGTTATGGTCCCTTGGACCTACTGAGGCTAATATGCCGCTCCAGATAAGTAGAGGACATATCACGGAACCCGATGACCTCGATATACAGTTGGTAGATGTTTCCGATCAGCCGATCGACCCGTACAGCATCACGTATGCTCTGTACGACGTGACTACGGGTGTGGAAGTACTCATAGGACCCGCTGAGCGCAACCCTGTACGTGTCGAGCTTGGGCACTACTACGCTCACTTTCAGATTCCAGAGAATGCGGCCTATGGGGCTTACAGGATACGGTGGACCTTTCAAGAGGTCCAGAATGATCCTGTCCAGATGGTGATGCAAGAATTTGAGGTGGTCCGCGAGTCTGCCATACAGTCACAACTATGGACACCCACGCAGGCCGATATGATTCAACGTCTCCGTAGACTTTTGCGGGACAACAATCCTGATAAGCATTATCACTTCCGTCCCCCGACATCTTCTGGTACGGTCAACAAATTCAATCGAGTCTTCGCCTATATCTGGGAGGACGAGGAATTGATTGAATATATGGAGCAGGCGGTGTGGGCTATTGACGCATCTCCCCCTGAGACTCATTTTAATACCTTAGATCATATGGTAAAGGGAAAGCGCTCTTGGACGCCTTGGATCATGATGGGCGCTATTACACATGCCTGTATTGCCTTATCCCTAAACTGGATTGCCGACGAGTTTGATTACTCTATCGGGGGCATTTCTCTCTCGATTGAAAAATCTTCTAAGTACCAGCAAATCAAGCAAAATGCAGAGGGAAGGTTTGATAAGTTCATGGATAATAAGTCCCGAACGGTAAAGATTATGAGAGGGCTCCAGCAGAGTAGATATGGGATGGGAGTCCGAAGCTCTTTTGGCCCACACGTAGGTAGTGGCGTGATGACTCCCCGAAATTTCATAGGGGTATGATGTCCTATATAGCGGTGATCAAGACTGCTATTTCCTATGTGCTGTTCCGGTAGTTTGAGAATTCATTTATGCCCCGTGTAGATACCTTTTAACACATTGTATAAGCGAGGGGCTTATGTGGACACAAGAAGCGCTATATCGGTATCATTCTCCCTCCTACCCAAATTTTACATTCTACTATGTACCTCTTCCAAGGTACAAGCAGAAGCAATTTCGACGGGGATATCATAAATTTGCAAATACCCAAGATTTTATGTCGGATCTTCTCCGGAAGCGGTTGGTCGTAATGGAAGAGAAATCGGACGGCATGGTTTATCGCTATGCATGGCCCGAAGAGGAAGACGTACAGGAGCATTTACTAAAGAGATTGCCCAAGGGTCTAATCATCGAGTCGGGAGCTGTGGTGCTCGGTTGGATGCGAGCGACAGACGAGGAAGCTGAGATGTTTATGGATCGGGTTGTGGGAGATCTGAAAGAAGTGATCCTGTAATAGGGAGGTCGGTTTTTCCCTTATATAAAGGGTATGGTAGGTAAACTACTGTACCCTTTTTTAGTGGAGCCCTTTCTAATGTCCAACTTAGTACAACAACTTACAAAACTGGGAAAAGTGCGAAACCATATTCGAAATGTCCTAGATCAATTAAGATTGAGTTCCCGTGTAGCTCGTAAATATACGGGACGTGCTCAAGCTAGGGAAATTAAAAAGCGCCTAGAGCGGGAAGTCCCGGCTGCGGCTCGTAGAAAATATGATGATTATATCGAATATCAAATTGCAGATTCCGGTCTGGGGCGTGGGGACTCAATGGATCCCGAGGTATATCTCGTGGTGAAATGGGGAGATCCCACCGACCCTTTCGTACGGAACGTTATTTTAGAGATGCGAGATACCTATCACGCTTTCATCCGTACTGCTACTTTTAAGCTCAGCAACAACAGAAAGACGTGGGATGAGAGCACTCAGACGATAGAGGCCAACGCCGATGGTATGGTCCGAGAACTCCTAGCAATGATTTAAGGGAGTACTATGGTTAATCGGGATAGAAAGACCAAAACCAAGGAGCGTCAGAATCCGACGCATCCCAACCCTCCTATGAATGTGAATGCCCAGTGGTCATATTCAGCAGAAGAGGACGCGGTTGATCTATATTGGGAAGACCCATCCCTACTCCCCACTAATACGGGCTTTGATATTATAGGGGTAAACATCTATCGGTCATTTGATTCCGAGTATGGTCCTTACCACCGTCTCACTGATTTTCCAATAGGGGCGCAGTTTTATCGAGATCAAACCACTGTAGCTGTGGTGAGTGGCGAAGATGTATCTTCACGTTTTCTATCTACCGATGATGAGTCTGGGGGCTGGGTATTCCGGGTGGAAAATTACCCGCTTATTAGACCTGCGGATTCTGGGGTTATTGCTAATAGCATCCATGACATAACTATTACAATTGACGGGGAGCAGGTAAAGCCGCTTCGTGTTATAGGAGAGACGGGGGAGATCTACCTGCAAACTCAACCCACTTATGACGTGGCCTCTAACGAGCGTATCGACGCTATTTTACCTCGTCCGGATTCCGTAGTCTTGTGCTCTTATAGCTACCGGACGAACACAATAGAGAGTGCCCTGCACCGCCGGACTTTCTATAGGATCACCACAGTAGGTTACTCATCTTGGGATGGGGAACTAAAAGAGACGCCCTTGAATTGGTCGGAGGCTGCTCATATTCACCAGAATGAGAATCTTGACTATATCTGGGAAGAGGCTATTAGGCGGAACAGGTGGATACTAGATCAAGGTGGGGAGCGCGTTAAGCTATTCATCCACAAGTACCGTGGAGTGCCCTGTGGGTGTCACCGGAGGACTTCTGACCCCCATCCCTATAACCAATGCGGTGTGTGTTTTGGTACTGGCATTAGGGGAGGCTACGAGGGTCCCTATGAGATTTTACTAGCCCCTCCCAATTCGAAAAGATCTTCTCAGCAAAGTAGCTGGGGACGAGAGCACGCTAAAAATTATGACGTCTGGACGGGTCCGCGTCCTTTGCTATCCCAACGGGACTTCATTGTAAAACTCAATGGAGATAGATATTCCATAGGGCCTGTGTCTGTACCTACTAATAGAGGTTCGGTGCTGCAACAGCATTTTGATGTAAACCTTTTGGCCAGTAATGATATTCGTCACGAGGTGCCAATACTCGGGACAGATGGGTTGGCCTTCCCTGAGACTAGAACGATGGACTGGGATGATGAGCCCGATGAGCTAAGGTACCCTCAGATCACAGGGACGGAAGGCTCCGCCGGAGTTCAAGAGAGTGGACGAACTGCTGTTTGGGAAAATATCTCAGGAGGGAGTTAGTCTTTGTGATTTTTTACCGTGGGATTATAAGCCGAATAGAGTGGGATCCGACGAACAATGCTACTAATTTAATAGAAGCCCTGTTCGAGTCCTATGTACGCGGTAAAAAGATATGGGCTGATAGGGAAGTTGTATATGAGAGAGATGGAGCCCTGCACGTATCCTTTGGTAGAGGTAAAGGACATACCTCGGCAATTCTCCAATTCTTAGATGGTTATGAGGATCTACAGGTTGCGGTGATCACCCACGACCCTGCGATGTTGAGTGGTGTGTCAGCACTTGATCCCAACCCCTTAAACAGGTACTATTCAGTAGCGGAGGCTGACTCCGGGTTGAGAGGGTGGTATCCGGACGTAGTTTTTATTGATCTGTCATGGGATGATTATAATGCTCATTTAGAGCCTCTATATCGTCTCACAACGATGTACCGCAATCTCCCTCACCGTACCCCCATTATATCTACAATTAGTGATGGAGTGCGTACGAGTAGCATTAAGGCCCTCGTTACAATTCAGGTTGAAGACTATTCAATTAACCTCCAGAAATTGGTAAGTGGTTATGGCATCTCGAAAAAATATATTGCTATCTGAGCGGTTTGCTTCTGTAGCAGACAGGGAGGGTATGAGTCTTCGGATCCAGATATCCGCATCACAGTGTTCTCCTTTGTATCAAATTTTCCTTAATAACCAAACGGCGACCTCTCGCATCGTGGGTACGGTTAGAGATCGGAATGAGGCCCGTAACCGGTGGGCCACTAACGCTAAGGAAGACAGGGGGTGGTACTATGTTGGATAATAAATTGAATGATGTATATACGCTTTATGAGATGAGGTACCTAGATTTTGAGGGACCTTTTCAAGTTCGACATACTAGTTGCGGGGTGGAGATCATAAACCCTACCACCCAGACGCCTACTATGTTCCCCTCAACAAAGATTAAAGGTACTCGGAGAAAGTCTGATAGAACCGGAAGTCAGGGGGGTAGGATCGTGGGTACTGTAGCTGAGATCACGGCTGAAAGGGAGAGAATTGGGCGTGAAATAGACGGGCCGGGACCTTTTTATGTTGGTTAATAGGCTAAATGATGTTTACACGCTGGCTCAGACTGGGGTGATAGATCGATGGCCCGACGACTGTCGGTTCAAGGTACGGAGACAGGGGTCTGGTGTGCGAGTAGATCCTATAGTTCTTGGAAAAAGTGGTAGGGTGCTTAGATGGAATTCGAGATGGGACGATGCGGAAAACCTGATAAGCATGTGTATGGAAACTTACTTGATGGGTGGTTTTGTTACGGCAAACACACGAGTAGCTTATATAGAAGATGAGGTCCTCTATCTTTCTTTTGGGCGTCAGAAAGGTCACACAAGAGCTGTAAACAAGTTAGTAGAGGCCCGAATTGACATGCTTGGGATTGGGGATGCTCCCCGTGTGTTAATAGTTGGCAGTAATTACCAAGTACGGTTTTTGTATAAGAAATTGATCGGTCTAGGACGTGCAGATTTCACAACGGTGAATACTTTGGAAAATCAGATGCGTGGTCGTAGGTATGATGTGGTTATTTTTGAGGCCCACTCTGGTGTTATGAGAGAGGTGAACCGTTTACTGCCTCTGGTAAAATACTACTCCGACCACCAAATCATCACGTGTAGCGACGCTTATGGTGAATTTCACTGGAAGTCCCAAGAGACTCAATTGATCCTTTGTTAAGGTATTGTTATGGCTGGAAAATACCGATTGAGGGGTGTTTATGGAAAGCCCCTAACAAAGGGTACTCCCCTAGACGACACACCGGACCGTACTTCTTTGTTAGAAGAGACGGGCGAAGAGGCTATAAATGCTATTAAGGCTGAGATCCGGCGTCTCACTTTCAAAGGAAGTGCAGATCGCCTTCTAGAGAGTTTCAGTTATCGAATTGAAGGGGAGAGTACTCTTGTTATTGAGTCAGATCACCCGGCGGCTAAGTATTTAGATAAAGGTGTTAGAAGATACCAGATGACTCACTTGACTAAGGCCAGCCGCCCTATTCCTATTATAAAAGATAATGGGGAAGTGATCTTCCGTAATGCCAGCCCTAAAAGTATGCAAGAGGGTAAATGGGTACATCCCGGCATACGGGGCAAGAATTTTCTGGATAGAGGCGTTGATCAGGCCAGAAAAATCATCAAAAAGAAGATATCAGATGATATCAAACAACGTTTAACAAATAGAATAAAAGGCTTGTAACGTGAAAAAATATCTAATCATTGAAGGGAGAGTTTACCCCAAGCATTACATCTCTGACTTAGATGAGAATGTACCTTACGACCAAGAGGTGAAACTCGACTATGAAAAAGCGAGTTGGAGTCGGGATCTTTCCAGTGCGATTCAGCAAAGGTGTGTTCTTAAAAAAAGGGTTATAACTTTGCAGGAGAAGGCTACGACCTCTCCTAAAAGTCGTGCTATCCAAAGTACGAGCAAAGCCCCCCGACAGATAGCAAAGTCTAAATCTGCGCCTGTTACAGAAGATGCTAGTGCTACTACTGAAATGCTAGAGCAATCTTTACGTGAGAATGAAGATTTGCGTAATATGAATAAGGATCTTGTAGCTACCACGAACAAACTTCTGAAAAGTCAGGATCTCCTGTTAGAGAAGCTGACAGAGTATATGGATCGACCGGTACAGGTTATATCTTCGGGTGGTGTAGCATCTTCCGGGGGACAGAAACCTACTGAAAGTTATGAGGATATAGATGAGGATGTCCCTACTTTTGTGCCGTCTAAGATCCGCTCAGGGAAAGCGAAAGCTTCTGGTGGGAGTGAAGTGCAGTCTGAGTCCAAAGAGGCAAGCAATCAGCTTAGTGATGCTACCTCGGCGTTGAAGTCATTGCGTAAGGGGAAAGATGAATAATCTAGCTAAAAGAGTAGCTGCACAGTATATACGAGGACTCATTGGTTACGGGAGTCGAAAAGTGGATGCGTCCCATATGGATGTAGCACTGGACCAGTTTGATGAGTTGGTAGATGCTATGGCAGGGGATTCGGAACTGATGGGGGATGTTATTGAGACACTTGTAAATATGGGTGAATTGACCTATCATGATGGTGCTTTTTACTATCGAGAAAAAACTCGTCTAGCTTCCGAGCGTGTATATTGTCCAACCAAGCCCACAAAAAATCTATTGCCCTAATGCGTTTCCTATCGGGGGTTGCAGCCCAACTGGATGTAGGGGACCACGTTTACGTGGTTGGGGGAGCTGTGCGTAATTTTGTGATCGACCAGCCCATCAAAGATATTGATATCGTAATAGATGCGGCAACACTGGGAGAAGGTAGGGACTCAGCTTGGTTTGCAGAAGAGTTGGCGTCCACAATTCCAGTACATACCGCACTTCAAACGAACCAGTACGGTGTTGCTATTTTCACTATCCACGAGTCGTGGGAGGTAGATGGGCAAGAGTTACAGGGTGAGGTTATTGAAATTGCAAATGGCCGGGAAGAGTCTTACGGGGGGGAAGGGGGGAAGGGATACAAACCACACGAAGTTGAGATCGCTCCTATAGCGCAGGACATAAAGCGTAGGGAGTTTACTTTTAATACGCTCATGTGGCAGCTATCACAGCTTGCACAGGGGCCGGATAAAGCGAAGATTATAGATCTTACAGGGTGTGGCCTATCTGACCTCCAAGAGGGTGTTATGCGCTGCCCCTCAGACCCTGATAAAACTTTTTCTGACGACCCGACAAGGATGCTACGATCCGTGAAATTTATGGTCAAATATGGATTCCATATTGATCCTATCGTAGCGGAGTCAATTGTGCGAAATGCAGGTAAACTCAAAAATGCGCCCCAGAATGCTATCGCTACTATTCTGGTAGACGACATCCTGAATATGAGTCAGTCTAAAACTACACTCAAAGTCCTAAAGGAATTAGGACTTCTCGCAGTGCTGTCGGAAATGTTGGAAGAGGACAAGGCTTTCCGACAGACGATGGTGAATTGGTCTGCGAGAGATTCTCGTATTCTCTTTCTATTCGATATGATGGATTACGGCCTCCCTCTAAACCGGCGCATACGTTTTCTAGATAAGATGCAGATGACTCGTCTCCGTGCGGTTTCCGTCGAGTTGGGAGATAAAGAATCTTCTGTTTTCGTAGACCTCTTGAAACAGCCGGGCCGGTTGTTAGACACGAAAGAACTGATCGACGAGTTTGGGTTTCAGGGGCCTGAGATCCGAAAAATAATGGTGATTGCCCGTGATTTGCTTTTAGAAGAGCCCACATTACGCTTGAATGCGGCTTCCCTCACAGAAGCCGTGCGAGACATGCTCAAAGCCTGAACGGTCTTTTACAGCGCAGTCGAGAATCCTTTTATATTCAGGGGGTGTGAGTTTAATCTTGGTAGGTAACCGGGATTACTAGGTTCTGTATACGTAATAGGTCAGTTTGTGGTCCGACGAGTGAACATACCGAAAGAGGCGCTTGAAAAAGCCCTTCGAGCGGGGGCCACCTACACAGAACTTGCGGAGCAGTACGAATGCAGCCCTACTACCATCTCAAAGCGGGTGAAAGAATACGGACTCAAAAATGGGTCTGATAGTGGTTTAATTAGTTCTGATAGTACAGAAGACGGGAGTAAAGTTATGAGTGAAGACCGGGCGCAGTTGGGTGTAGGTTTGGATGTAGGTACGATGAATCTGGTATCTGCACGAAAAGTAGGCGGATCGATTGAAACCAAAAGAGTGCGAGATGCTTTTCTGGATGTAGACGCAGAGCGGAAAAAGATGTTGAATCTCCGTGGCACGTCCTACGTGGAGTACGAGGATCAGCTACTAATTCTCGGAGACACCGCATTGGAGCTTGCACAGTTGCTCAAAAAAGAAGTGCGCCGTCCTCTCTCTAAAGGCTTGATCTCATCTTCGGAGATTGACGCTCTGGAAGTCTTGTCGATTCTCATTGAACAGGTGGTAGGCAAACCCCAAGAAGAGGGTGAGATTTGCTACTATTCCATCCCCGCTGTACCTCTTGATAATCCAGATCAAGATGTTGTGTATCACGAAGCGGTTTTCGGTCAGATCCTAGAGGAGTTGGGGTACGACCCTATTTCCGGCAATGAAGCTATGGCTATTATCTATAGTGAGTGCGCCGCCGAATCTTTTAGTGGGATCGGAGTCTCCTTTGGGTCGGGGATGACTAACGTAGCCCTCTCTTACATGACGATGCCTATTTTGGAGTTTAGTGTGCAGCGTGGAGGCGACTGGATTGATGCTCACGCATCTAAAGCCGTAGGCTCTACTGCCTCACGTCTATGTGCCGTAAAAGAGCGTGGCATTGATTTGATGGCCCCTAAGACGCGAGATGAAGAGGCGCTCGTCGTTTATTACAAAAGCCTAATCAAATACGCTCTTGATAATATTTCCAAGAAGTTCAAACAGACGCAGAGTGATACCGAGCTGCAAGAGGCGATTCCGATTATCGTATCAGGAGGGACCTCTTTAGCCGGTGGATTCTTAGACCTTTTCAAAGAGGTTTTTGAGCGGCAGCGAAAGAGATTCCCAATTGAGATCAGTGAAATCAGACAAGCCGAAGATCCTATGACTTCAGTAGCTCAAGGTCTTTTGGTTCAGTCTCTAGCTGAATACGAGTGATATGCTTTTAAGAATTTCCAGAGGTGGCCGTTTTGTGACGGTTTCCCCCAAATGCACCCGCCGCCTCACTAAGGTTCTCCAGTTTATTTCTAATAGGACACTGGATACTTTTTTGAGGAATGCCAAAGGCGGGGGGGAAATCCCAAGAGCTTCGGCAGACCGGGCACTAGAGATACTCAATCAGGTGTACTGGAATGATACCAGTCTACGGCAATCGCAAAAGGACCTCTTGCGGTCTTTATACGTAGATATGAAAGCTGAGTTGCAAGGTGAGTTGCAAGGTGGTAGAAGAGTTCCGCGAAGTCCTAAAAGCCCCAGTAAGCCAAAGCTTACACTGGAAGAGATCAAAAAACGTCAACAGCAAAGGAAAAGGTCTATGTCAAACATTAAGCAACAGCTAATTCGCCTTGGTGCTAAGCAGCCCCACCTCCAGCCACATCTAAAAGAGATTTTGGATAAGATTGCATACGATCCGGGTAATCCCGATGATATCGCTGCCGGAGTACTAGGGCCGCGTTGGAATCGCCTTCGTGATAGAGGGTACAAAGCCATTAAAGCTCCCACAGGAATGGGAGTTATGGAAAGTGATGCTTTGGGACCCTTGCCCGGCGCAAAAGTAAAGCAGCTACTTGAAAGAGGCATAACTCTTGTAAAAGAGTCCTCAGTGCAAGCGAGCCCACGAACCGCTTCTGCGTGGCGCAAGTGGGAAGAGGTTGTAAGAGCATTAGGTGACGAGGAAGCCCTGTCCAATCTTATGCAGTATGTAGGTGGGCACGAAACTCGTGAGAATTTCGAGCACATCGCTCGAATGCACGATTTGCCTGTTGAGGTTTCGTCACGGGACCGTGGTGGGGATCTTATGGACAAGTTTGAGTCATATTTGAACATGCGTACAATGGCTTCTGAGTTTGCTAAGGCGACGTCTAAGAGGCTGTTGGAAGAGGCTGCCGAAGATATCAAAAATATGTATGGCATCTAAGGATCTCTAATGTCCAAATTTAAAGAGCAGCTAGTCAAGCTGGGAGCCCAAGAGCCCAGTTTACAACAACATCTTCGTCCTATTTTAGATAGCGTTTGCAAAACCGCAAGAATGAGTAGGTCGGAAGATCCCGCAAAATTTGATCGTGCAGTACAGGGCTTTATTCGTGGTGCTCAGAAAATTGTAACTGAGCATTACAAAGATTTTCCACTGGGAGTTCCTGTCTTAGAAATCACAGGTGGTAGGCGCTATCTTCGTATAGCAAAGACTGAGAAGTCTTCTAGATCAGCCTATGCTTTCATTGATACGGAAACAGGCGATGTTCTGAAAGCCGCCTCGTGGAAAAAGCCCGCACGCCATGCACGCTCCAATATTTTCGATTCTGATTTTGGGGTAGGAGCAGCGGGGCCTAATGGGATGGCTTATTTGAGGTAAGAAGGTCGAACAGACAATATATTTTTAGGAAGGAAGCGTAAGTGTATCATTTCCTGTCACGTGCAGTAAAAAAGCGCCTTGTAGAGGAGCTTAAACTATGCTTTGATTCTAACCCTCGACACCGGGATATAATCAAGCATATACAGGAGAAGTACGATTTTTCTGAGCGCCCTCAGAAGGGGATTGTTTTGGAGAGTGCTAGCGCAACTCCACAAAGCCTTTCCGCTAACAATTTTATGGGGACTCTCCATTCCCACATAATGCTAGCTCATGTAGATAATCATGGGGGTACCGCATTAGATTGGATACGAGAAGACGCACGTGCAGTTGAGGCTAATGGGGGGTATTTTCCTTCGGAACCCGGCGTTTATTATATCGAGATAGAAGATATCACGGTAGCAGGAGATATTCCAGATTTTCAGTTCTGGGTCGACCCCCTGCTCACTGTTTATGAGGAACAGATCATAAAGTTTGTGACTGGGGACGAGGAACAGGCGATTTTGTCTAATGCTCCTGTTCTAGAGGGTACAGTAGATCTTTATGCCCACCCCTCTTTTCCTCTAATATCAGGGACGTCTATTCGTTTAGAAGCGGAGGAGTCCCTTTATGTAGGGGGAGGCTCTCTTACACTAGGTTTTGGGGAGGGGTATGTTCCTGTGGTGGCTACTTCTGATTTCCCAGATCCCTATGATTTTGATAGTACAAATAATGTATTAGCTTTTGAGCTGAATGGTGAGCCAATTTCCGTTACTTTTGATGAAAATATAGGAGTCTCCTCTTCTGTGGTGGTAGGAGATATACAAGCTGCTATACAAGCTGCGGGTATCTCTTATGACGAATATGAAGTGGAAGAGACCGGGGATGGGAATGTTAGAATTACAGCATCCCGCAGCCTTCGTTTTGAAGATGATCTTGTGTCAACCGCCAATCTAGATCTAGGTTTTACCTCTGGGTATGTGGCGGTAGTAGCTACGGGTATTATTGTCCAGCCCCATGTTCCTGTTAATTCAACGTTCCGGGCTGTGGTAGATGGGGTGGAATTAGAAATACCCCTCTATCCGGGCAATCGGGAAGTAGGGGAGATTGCAGATGAAGTTACTGAAGCTTTCAGTACTACGTCTCTTATTGCTACGACGGTTCCGGGTGGGGATTACACCCTAGACCCTGTTACAGGAACGGTGACGTTTCTTACGACCTTTGAACCGGGTACTGTGATAGTGGCGGACTACAAGTATCCTACAGCCTCCAGAGGTCCTTATCGGATCGGTGGTGGGGAGGTTTCAAACAATGAAGCTATTCCCGGTGTGGTTTTGGCTTTTGGCAACCAGCTAGAAGATGCGGATGTGGTGGCGGTTGTAGTAGAGCCAAAAAGATCTGCGGTCGCTGATGTCTATGGAGGTAAGATGGATATGTCTGTTGATTTTACCATTATAGCTCGTGACACTATGACACGGAATGAACTTGCAGATCTCACTTTAATGTATTTGTGGCAGTGGCGTAGGGAAAAATTAGCGGAGGAGGGTATCAGTATAGAGAACGCCTCTTTTAGTGGCGAGTCTGAGGAGCCCTACGACGATATCGGTGACGACTATTATTATTTAGCATCAATCTCAGTAAGCCTATTAACGGATTGGGAACTCTATGTAGAGAAGCCTTTGTTCATCCGTAGGGTTACAACTAGCTCTTTCGACCAAGATGCACGGCGGGCCGCAGAGCGTAACGGCATTCTCCTAGAGGATTCGGATCTGCTAACCATTTCCCCTGAAAATGGTCTGGAAGAATTTTCTCGTATTTACGTGGTTGATCAGAAGGGCTCCTATGAACGGGTTCGCTAATCCCTTTATATGATGCAACAGGTAGATAAGGAGTAGTATGGCGGTTGTAGAATACTCTTGTAGCGCTTGTGGCCTACGTATAGAGAAGTTTTTCCGATCAAATGTTCCAGAAACATTGGAATGCGATTCTTGTGGAGAACAAGCAAAACGCTGCATTTCCGATTTCGGTTTTGTTTTCGATAATGGCAAGACACCGGGAAATTCAGGAGTAGACTCTTTAGATCGGGATTATGACAAGTACATCGGACGCGACTCAAAGAAGCGTTGGGAGTATGTCAAAGATCGAAACAGCCGGAAACGAAAAGTACAGAGAGATCATGGCGGAGAGGAAAAGGTTCCTCTCCGAATGAATTCGCAGGGCGAGTACGAGCCGATGCAGCAAAAAGACGTGAAAAAGTTCCAGCGGTTACACAAGCTAGGAAGTGATGCGATCCAACACGGTAAGAAAGAGTCCTCCGATTCATAAGTCGGTAATTTATTGATAATTGGTTTCTATGATCAGTCGCAGATCCTAGAACAGATAATAGGCGAGGTTCGTCGTGGCATCATCATTTGGACCATTTGAAAATTACGCTCCCCCCGGAGCTTATTCCCGAACGCAAGTTGAAGATGATACGACTGGACCTCCGTCCGGGAATCGTATCCCCATTTTCGTAGGTACGGGCCGTGAAACGCTGGCCCGTGACGATTTCGAAATGGTGAGAGGTTCTTCTGCTTCGGTGGATCAGAGAATCGTCAATGAAAACGTGAACGATCTATTCGTTCTCGATTTCAGCAACCGGGACAACCCTGAGCTGGGGACTAAGACTGGGGCCGAATCTCGATTCCAAGTCAAGAATTTCCCTATTGTATCTGGAGACGGTCGTGGTATTGTAACCAATGATACAACCAAGATCACGGTTACGGTAGACGGTAATTTAGTATCACCGGCGGCTCTTGATGGTGAGCGTGGGATTATAACACTCCAAGTTGCTCCCCAGCCCGGAGAGGATGTTCGGGTCACTTATTTCTTCAATCGGGAAGATTCCGAATTTGAAGACGACGTATCGGAGCAGGTAACAGATGGGAAAGCAATCCTTCTGTCTACTGTCCAAGGGCCTTACGCTATTTCTGTGAGGAGTGAAACACTCAATCTTTTGGTAGATGGTGTTGAGTATCCGGTCACCTTAACTACAGGCACTCGAACGGCTGCTGAAGTTGCGGGAGAGATAGACGCCGCAATTAATGCCGCAGGTTTTGGGGCTACAGTAGTACAAGACAATCAGGGTGATGATCTCATTCAGCTAGAATCCGAAGCGGTTATTGAGGTACTGACTGGTACTGCAAACAACTCTATAGGTTTTCGGGTTGGAAGTAAAACACAGCGTAACCGTACCTTTTACGTTTATAACGCACCTATTGTAGACGGGACTAATGGTGGTATTACCACTACAGATCCCTCTGATATTACGGTGCATGTAGATGGTTCTCAAGTAATCCCTACGGAGCTTGATGGTCAGTCGGGTGCTGTAACCTTATCTGAGGCACCAGTTGCGGGTGCTACTGTCGTAGTACAGTATTTCCATAATACGTGGCAGGACACTTTTGATTACCTTCCCGATACTGGAATCCGAAATGTGGCGCGCGTGGGTATCAGTCCCGGACGCCGAGATTTCCTAGAAGGTAGTGACTATGTTGTAGACGCTAACGGTAGACTTCTTTGGGGATCGGCTGCTACTGTAGAAACGGGGCAACACACCGGCGGCGATGTTTTTGGGGAAACTCAAATTGATGTGTCCCTCGTGGACAATCGTATTTTCCTCGAAGAAGTGGACCGTTGGGTTGATCGTTCTGTAACACCCTCCGAAACTTCGAACAAAATCGTAGTGCTTGGACAGGCCCCGACGTTGGGTAACGGTCGAAGTACTGATCTTGATCTTGATCTTTTTCAGCGAATTTCCAATGATCGTATCCCGGTTAGCACTTACCGTCCCGGTCTAGTGAAAATTTATCATGGTTCCACCCTCTCGGAAGCCCAAGATCGTGGTCCCGTTGAAGTACATAATGTGGATCCTACCACACGTAGAGTCACTCTATCTGAGGCGATCCCCACCGATCACGAGATCTATGCAACGTACTACTACAACCGTTTGCAGGATGATACGGTTACGGTCAAGGCGGAGTCTGCTACCACTTATTCGGTAACCAGCTCTACTCTTGCCGGAGCCCTTTCCGATGTTCGGTTTGGTGCTCTCAGTGACCCAAGCGTAAATGTCAATTGGAAAACAGGAGCGAACACCAATCTGGACGCCTTTGTCACCGGTACATCTGGTATTGAGGAGACGGTCCGGGTTCGATTCAAGACCTTGGCCGGGGAACCGGCTATTTTCGTAAATAGTGAGGTAGCTCCTTATGACTTCCACGAAAATGAGAGTGATACTCTCCACGTAGAGGTTTTGGAGGCCCCTTCCCTTGCTCTTGATCTATCCGCCGCCGGTCGTGCCGTCTTAGTGTCGGACACCCTCGATGGGGATCCTTTTTCTATCACCGGAGATAATGACACGTTCATTATCGAAGTGGATGGGGAAGAAGTATCAGTCGACCTTACCGGCCTAACTACAGGAGCTGATATTGCAGGGGAGATTAATGATGCGGTAGAGGCCAGCACCCTTGGTGTTGGTGATGCTGTAGCTTTTTTCCGGGACGAAGCTGATGGTCCCGCTAGATTTATCATTCGCTCCCGTGAAGTGCCTACTGGTCCCGATGATATCACTTCTATTAAGGTCCTAGAGGGTAACGCTAATGAAACCCTTGGCTTTGTGGATAATGTCTCTGTTTCCGGTTCCGAAAGTGCTGTAAATAAAGGTGCTACGCTTTTGGGAGATGCAGTTACAGCTCCCCTTACAGAAGATCTGGACTTCATCTTTACCTTAAATGGCACGGAACATACTGTAGCTCTATCAGACGCTGATGCCCTCGCTGCAATTGTAACAAAGATAGATACTGAAATCACTTCGGGAACTGCTGTAGAAGTGAGTGGGGCAATAAGAATTACGTCTTCCGATGACAGCCAAGATAGTTCCATCGAGATTCTAGATGGGACTGCTAATGAGGCTCTCGGCTTCTCCAAAGGTGATAAGGCTGCACAACGACAGGCAACTGCCGGTGAAGTGGCAGCTACCCTCAATGAGCAGCTGGTCGACTGGACTGATATGGCAGAAACACTGGCCTTTGTAAGCGCGTTCCCTGTATTAGGAGACGGCACTTACATTCAGTTTGCTACCTTTGGTACCGGATCAGCTCAGTCTTTTCTTTTCGAAGATGGGACGGCCTCCGCCCTCAACATGACGGGATTTGGAATTGATCCTGAAGACAGTACTAGTGGAAGTGATGAGATTGCTGCATTTGACGTAGACTCTTTTGCTCTCAATGATTTGGGATCTCCCAATCCCGTGGGCACTGGATCTAGCGGCTCCGGGGTCGTGGGTCAGACTTATACAGATGCAAACACAGGACTCCGGTTTACAGTCGGTGGCGGCGCAGAGGAAATTTTCGTCTCCGATTACCCGGACACTGAGTATTTCACTCTTCATGTAAGTTCTGTGTTTACAGCGGGAGCTGGTACGAGTGTACGAGCTATTCCGGGCATTGAGATGACTGTAGATGATACAGGAGTACAGAATGGCCTTGGAGAGGGTGATACGGCTATCGTCACCACGTATCACAAAGACGGTCAAGAGCCTAGCATTGGAGATTTTTACTACATCTCTTATGAATATGAGAAGGTCGATTTCTCTACAAGGCTCTTCACTAGATTCCGTGATATTCAGGCAAATTTTGGATCACTCTCGGTAGAGAATCCTCTTACTCTCGCCTCTTACCTTGCTATTTTGAATGGCGCGGTAGTTGTGGGTTGTAAACAGGTCCTCAAATCCGAAGGTGGGGCACAGGCTCCGGCTGGGAGATACCTTGATGCTCTGGAAGAGCTGGGACGTCCTCTTGATGCTGGGATTGTTCCGGATATTTTGGTACCTCTTACCACAGATCCATCGGTAATGGGCGCTTACGTAAATCATGCTTCGATCCAATCCAGCATGAGATATAGACAAGAGCGGCGATGCCTCTTTGGGGTAGCTTCGGGTACCCTACCAAAAGACGCCCGATCCATTGCGCAGGGACTGAATAGTGAGAGAGCTATTCTGGTATATCCCGACAGTGCTGTAGTGACCCTGACTGATCCACTGGGAGACGATCGAAGTTTCATTGTGGACGGTACATATATCGCGGCAGCTCTTGCAGGTGTACAAGTAAGCCCTCAGTTTGATGTGGCTACTCCACTTACACGTCGTACAGTGGTAGGGTTCCGTCGATTGAATCGAAGTCTCGACGATATCGACAAAAACAAGTTGGCCGGTGCAGGTATCACTGTTCTAGAAGACAGAGGCACGAGTCTCGTTGTTCGTGATGGTCTTACGACTAACACGGAGTCAAGATTCACCTCAACGCCTTCTATTATTGCGATCAAAGACCATGTACAGCGGCAGAGTCGGAACACTTTGGATCGTTTTATTGGTCTGAAGTTCCTTTCTTCTCGATCGCAGGACGTGGAGCTGGCGCTGACGGGGTTGTTGAACTCTCTTGTACAGCAGCAGATCATCGTAGATTTCCAAGGGGTACGAGCAGAGCCAGATCCCAATGATCCTACGTCTCTTCGGGTGTCCGCATTCTATGCGCCTATTTTCCCACTGAAATATATCCCGATCACTTATACAATCGGAGCTAGCAGTAGCTTCTAATTAGGTGAGGGGCGGAGATAAATCCGCCCCTTTTACCCTTTACACAGAGGACTTTTGATGTCTTTATACGATGAATTGATTCGAGTAGCCTATAAGAACCCTCATATGCGGGGAGATCTATTACCGATTCTTGCTGAATGTGGAGAAGACGAAGACGAAGACGAAG